TTCACCATATTCGGTGCGAGGTTTTTCATATGTCTTCTTGGCGTTCTTTCCGTCAGGATCGTCCCAGAGCATTTCAATTATGTGTTTTCTGCCCGGGGCAAACCATCTTCCATAAAATTCTTTTGCTTGCTCAACAAGTACGTCAGAATCAGCAATCAATTCCTCTGCCAAGACTTTGGCACGCGCAATGTCAAATGGGAAACCGTCAGCAGATAGCTTACACGCAAATTCGTGAAACTCATGCTCAAAATCAATTGGTCCTTGTGGGAATCTTTGCGCAAGACAATGCGTCCATAGTTTCGTATTGACATCAATGTCGCCGAGGCAATAATCGTCCATATTCTGATTCCACTCACCCCAAACAAAGAAACTGATTTCCTCTTTGTCAGTGAGCCCAAGAGCTTTAGCTTTTGCTTCCATCTCTTTTTTGTAATCACCTTTGTGCAGCCCAAGGCGATGGCCCCATGCATCCAACGACTGGTGACCAATTAAGTTGCCGGGGTGTTTACCTCTGCGCCATGGTTCAAAATCTTTGTCTTTCTGATTGGCAAAAAGCAACCGTACATAAACCAGTGTGTCTTCGATTAATCCAACAGGATCAAAGTCTGGAAAAACTAATTGAATGGCTGGGATATCAAAATCAATGATGTTCTGCCCAACAAGCACTTTGGCTTTCTGGAGCATGGTGATACCTTTTGCGATGGTATCTTCTTTTTTGTTTTTACGAAAACGCCACACCTGTCCAGTCTCATACTCGCGGATAGCTAAGCAGTGGATTTTCGTCATTGTCGGGAGCAGACCATCACTTTCGATATCGAAGATCAGAGTCTGCAGTTCGCGTTTTGCCATTATGCTAGGTCCAAAAATAATCCATTAGGGGCAAGTCTCGTTGCTAGATCATAGCGAAACCAGTCTTTGTTTCTTTCAGTTTTCTGAGCCAGATTGATTATTACATCTGCTCTCAATCCAATCACTGATGTGCGAGGAGTTACAACACGGAAAAAACCTCTGTTGTTACCGTTGCTTTTCCAAAAACGTGCGGCTGTACTAACCATAGAATAGTTAGGGATTACCAGAATAACACCGAGCCTTCTAACGAAAACTTCTGGTTCTGGCTTCTTTTCGAAAGAGAATAATTTAAATAATCTATCCATACTGAGGCCAATCTGTTTGTAATGCGTCTTGCAGTGCATCGGCGCACCAAAGACCGTCTGGATACTGTGTAACCATTTGCCGCTTACCTGTTTGCAAAGTAATAATGTGAGAATGAGACCAGCTAGATAAACCTTTGTTATAACCCATATCTAAAGAGCCAGATACACCGGCTACCCATGCGCCATCTCTAACAGTAGCTGAGTGGGTATGTGCAGTATTACTTCGGCGGCCAGTACGAGAGAACTGCATAGGGTTACCTCTAGAACCATTGGTTCCAAGATGTCCATGGCAACCACATTGGATGCCATTGGCAATGGTGAATGATTCATCTTCGACCAACCATTTTACATTCAGATCAGCACAAGACCGGTAGAATGCCCAAGCCAATACTTGGAAATCTTTGTTGTTGGCTTTGATGGCAGAATACACCTCTGCTTGGGTGCGCAAGAAGAACTCGGCATTCTCTGGATCGATCCGGTAGTCGGCAGTTTTCAGCCAGGTCATCAGTGCCAGATCGTGATTTGATTGGACAACAACGGTCTTCGTATCTGGGTGACAAATGCTGTGGAGGAAATCCGCTGCCTCTGCCAGAGTATCTTCGACGTTCGCTTCACCCCTGATGTGCATCTCGTACATGAAATGAGGGTCTTTGATGTTGTGGTGGTTGCGCGGTTTGAAGTCGATGATGTCGTGAATGAAACTGAATTCAGGGCGCAGTTCGTCTGCCATGGTGAGGTAAGGAGAACCAATATCAGGTCCTACGCCCCAACATGCATAATTGATCACATCGTCTTTCTTCTCGTGGTGAATGTCACCCCAAGTGACCGCCATAACGCGATGCCCTTCGGTGACCTTGCCAGATTCAACTTTGTAGCCAAGGTCTTGGAAATCACCGTTCTTGCCAGCAGCAATGTGGCGCACGAAGAAACGACCATCAGGAAGTAGCTCGACAACCGAGGCACCAATTTCGTGATAGTGTTCGGCTTTCTGACCGGCTTTCTTCTGCACATAATTCGGGTACGTCATGGTGCCGGTGGTCTGGATGATCTTGGTATTAGATTCTTTGTCAACGGGGATTGAATCCAGATGATACTTTGCATGTGGGAACACTCCAGATGCCTGACCGGTATATGTAGCCATGCCAGATAGTGGATTGACAGCCGTTGGCAGCGTGTTCACCTCGGCGCAGAACATCAGGTCTTCACCGAACATCACGCGATCTGAAATCAGGTATGGTCCAAGGCAGCTTTCATAAACGCCAGCAGCTTTTGAATGATCCTCGAACATTGATTTGTTGTAGGTGTAACCAGCGATCATGATTTCAGCGTTGCGGTGCTGGGCATACGCTTCGATGTTTTTCAAGAAACCTTTGTGGACTTTTGAAGAGTCTTGCGCGGCGGAGAGGATAAAAACCTGGACCTGATCGGTCGGCAAGATGATTGTGGCATCTTCCATGCGCTGTGCCGTGAACATTCTTTTGTATGCTGATTTTTTATAGTTCTGGAGAGTGGTGCGTTTGATGCCGAGGGCTTTCACCGTCTTGCGCTCCGAACCATATTTTTCATAGAGGTCTTGAAACTCTCCGTATGTCATGTTGGCAAAATCGTACTGTGGTGTCTTTTTGTTTTTCTTGGTCATTGGGGAGAGTCCTGCTAGTTTAAGTCTGAATTTTTGTTCATGTAAAATAATTCTGCTGGGCCTGTGTGCGCCCAATCCCAAATGAATATTGAGAAGTTGTGGCGAGGGCTACCTGTAGTGCCTTCGATCCATCTTGGGCGAGTCGTGAGAACTATTTTAGCACGAAATGCCGGATGATGCGAGAAAATATCCATACGGTTTTTGCCACAATCAAATTCATTCCTGAGTATCATTCCCACTTTACCTTGACAGCCCTTCATCAATTTCAACGCATGCCGGATGAATTCCTCCGCAAGCGGTCCGTAGGGTGGATTGGTAAAAATCATGCCTGAGTGATACGTCTTATATTCTTTCAGAAAGTCAGAAGTAGCAACGCCTTCTAATTGAGGGTTTAAGTCTGTTTGAAGCACATTGTATCCGTGCTTCTTAAACACATCGGATATATGCCCTTGACCGTCTGCACATTCCCAAATCAAATCATCGGAGCGCAGGATCATTTCATCTTCCATGATCATAATAGCATTCTTAGTTATCCAACTTGGCGTTGGATAAAAGTCATTGTCGATGCGGTCGAAATTGGACTTCGACATTGCTGGGTCTGTATTAGGAATTTGTGACATTATGCTGCGTCCGCCAGAATGTTTAAACGGTTTGATAGATCAACATACCGTTCGAGAAATCTGGTGCGAGCGAGCGGGATATCCCACCAGGCAACACGATGACCGAAAGTTGTTTCGAATGTTTCACCGGCGAACATTGTTCCAATGATGTTTTGATCATCAACGCACGGACGCATGAGCGCACGGCACTCCATATTAAACACTCGGAAATCATACAACTTGAGAAGATTTTCTTCTTCCTCAGTCAGCACCTTGCCGAGATATCTTTCGTAGATTGCGTTTTGAAATTGTTCTTCAATGATTTGAAAGTCCGGCATTTTCTTTTTGAAAGGCGTTGCCATGTCGCCCATGTAAGCTTCGGACCCATCGTGGATCAAGCCCATCATCGCCATGCAGTCGATGTGTTTACGTTCGTAATCGGCGGTATGGAAAGACCCAGCGCGTGGATCGGACATCTCCTGCTCGATCATCATAGAGACATGAACGGAATGTTGTGCGACAGAACACATATGGTCGCCTTCATATTGACCTGAGTATCGGTTGGCTTTGCAGAGGCCTTCTGCTATGTCTAAAATACTGACCTTTGTGACATCAAATTCATCTAATTCGATGAGTTGCGTTACTGTGCGAAAATTCAATCTTGTGTCGATACTCTTTGTCATTTGAAAACCTTCCGTCTGACATTAATCATCTCTATTTACTATTTCTGTTAACCAGTGTCAACCCTTCTTAGCTTTTTTAGCTGACAACGCTCTCTCGATAATATCCATGCGTTCTACTAGTAATTCCATGAACCTTGCGTCGAGCGAACCATTCACTACAAGGTATTGAGCAACAACATTATTATCCTGTCCCCAGCGCCATGCCCTATCCTCTGCTTGCTCCATTTGTGTAGGGAGCCAAGTCATTTCTGAGAACACCACATAACGCGCGGCGGTCATTGTAAACCCTACGCCACCGGAGCCAATTGTGCAGATTATGCCCGGGCAATCTGGATCGTCTTGAAGTCTGTCCACTTGTGCTTGGCGTTTCATTGCTGGTACTTTGCCGGAAATAAATGCGAAGTCAGGGAAGTGTTTTCTCAATGCATCGGCCACATCATTGTGATGCGCAAAGACGATTACTTTCTCGCCGAACTCAACCAATTTGCTCACATGCTCCTTGACCATCGGTACTTTCGCGACAGCCAGGGCTTTTCTAACAAGTGATATTTCGTCAAACGCTGCAGCTTGCTTGTTGGTCATAAGCCCAGCTATTTCGGCGTAGCTTTTACCTTCCAAGTCTTCCGGGAATAATGTCAGCATAGCGTCAAGTGTCTCTTGCTGATCATCTAAATCGATTGCTCCAACCATCTCCTTGAACTCATCAAGAAGGTCGGCAATTTTATTCACTTCTCGGTTGACCTTATCAAGAATGCCATCATCGGCTAACATGATAATCTCTCTGCGCTTCGGTGGCAGCTCATGCATGATGTCGATTTTGTCCCGGCGCACCATGAAGGCTTCTCTCATCTTGAAGTTCAATTCTTCAAGATTTGATGATCCAGTTACGTCAAGGCCAAAGTCACTTTCGTAGGCATCGCAATATCTGAACATATATGTGCGCCAGTTCGAACCGAGGCCTCTCGGATCAAAATGCTTGCAGTATACCCACATGTCTAAAGGATTTTTATTAAGTGGTGTGCCGGTCAAAAATGTGCGCCGCTTGGATGCAACTGGAGGTATGCGCTTCTTTCCATAACCTCCACCCCATACCTGCTGCGATCTTGCTGCTTTTGGATTTTTGTATGCCTCGCACTCATCTGCGATAAATGAATCCCACATCTTATTCTTGATGTATTGCTGGCATCGTTCCATGAGAGCATCATTGATTATCACAACGTCAGTATCTGGATACACCAGAACAGTCTCTTTTATTTTTGCACCAAGACGCCCTTTAATCTTGGACTCTTTGCGCATGACATTGCCATCTTTGTCTAGCTTATCCTGCTGAACTGTCGTGACGATCCCCACGGAGCGCCCATGCGTATCCCATCTTTCGTATTCTCTTTTCCAATTGAGTTTTAAGTATGCAGGGCAGAGGACAAGGACATTGCGCGCGCCAATTGCGTTGTTGATCCCGATTGCTTGTATGGTCTTGCCGGTGCCCGGTGGATCAGCAATTAGTGTGTCTTTACGCTGCAGGGCATATGAAATACCGGCTCGTTGGAATGGGGCGTAATCTAAACCTTCGGGTGAAGGCACACCTATATCGGCATCGTGCGCCATGGAGTCAGCGACAGCGCCGGACAGTCCGTCTTTATATGCTTGGAGAAGTGGACGCGCATCTCCAACAGCAAAATCAGCCCACTCTGCAGCAAGGCTGATTTTTACTGTTGTCCATTTTTTGATAACGCTATCCCAAATCCAGCCAGCGCGTTTAAATTCGTGTCGCTGTTCTAGGGATATGTAGGCAATATATCTTCCGCCACCGGCGTGTTCAATTCTCACCACCATTTCACGTCAGTTAGTTTCAGGAGATTTTCGTTGTGGCGCATTACGCTCAAATAAGCATAATCATGGCATACCAATTGCCCATCGAGAAGGCCAAAGTTTCCTCGCTTAGTATCGGCGTTTATAAATTTGGGAATTTTCTTAGGCCATTTATCAACTGGCGTAGTCATTTTCTGGATGAGCCATTTACCGCATGGTGATATCCGCATGCATGGAGCCAACCATTTTGCATATCTCGGCGCGTCTCGTAATTCTTCCCATATAGCCCATTCACGCACATTCGCATGTTGATCATCATGGTCGTATTTTAGAACACAGTTGCTATCTAAGAAATCATGAAAGACAGTGCGGGAAACTCCATAGCCAATGACTGGTCCAATATACAGATCAAGTAAATCTCTTACCGCAATTCGATCATCTGCTATGTGATTCAATAGTTTGGCATTGTGTAGGTCGTCTGCTATGTGCATGTCTTCTAAATTCATGATAGACTCCTAATCGGTTGCGCGCATATTGCACACAACCAACCATTAAGTCAAGCATGTTAACTATTTTTGTTTACCAATTATATTGCGGCAATCATCTTCTTCTGCGTGTCACTAGAATCAACATATGCTCGTGTCGTTCGAATGTCTTTGTGGCGGAGTAAATCTTTCACATCCACGAAAGAGCCTCCTTGCTTGTTGGCAATACGCGCCAACTTTGTGCCAAACGTGCGCCGCCCGGAGTGGCTGGAGCAGCCAACATAACCGAGCTTCTTGAACACGGCATGCATATAAACTGTCACGTTGTTTGTGGACATGCGCCCAGAAGGTGAGCGTGGCGCTGGCATAAGAAATTCAGACAAATTTGCTTTGCGCAGATTCTTCAATGTGTTATATACCAACTTGTGCATGATGATTTTACCCTCTGTCACGGAGCCTTTCGTAATTGAGTGGGGCAACTCGATCATTGTATCCGGCTTGTAGATGTTCCCCTCGGCGTCCGTCACGTCAATCCAGTTCAACCCGGCAATCTCCTGTGCGCGCAGTCCGCACTTAAATGAGAGAGCAAACATCACATGGTCGCGCTCTGGGTTTAATCCCTCCGCGAGGTGCTTCATCAGTTTGCTGAATTGTTTGTCTGTCAAAACTTTTGCACGTTTGATTGTCATTAGTAACTCCTAGTAAGTGGTAGTAACTCCCTCTCAATCTAGGATTAATGTTCTAAGAATACAACGTTATTTTCTTAGAATGGTTAACGGACGATGACGACCGCATTCTTAGGGATTGTTTCTTTCCAGCCATGTTCCGGGCAATCTTTATGGAACGCTGCAACGAGGCGGCGTTCTTTGGTAACAATCAGCATCGACTTGTCTATTGGGACGCGCGCGCATAGGCATTCTAAGTTGGGGTTAGTAAATGCTTTAGCCATAATAAATCCTTAATTTCAGCTTACTTTATAGCAAGAAAGTTGAAACCGTTGCAAGTTTTTTCTTGTCATAGTTAATTTTGCGTGGTATATCCCAGTATCAGATTTTGAACGTAAGTAGGTTTTTATGACATCAGGTATTGATCACGCAATCTTTCACGGCTTCGGCAAAAATTCAAATGAGTTCCCAGAATGGATGCAGGATAAAGTCACCATTTCTATCGGGCGAAATTCCAAAGACAAAAATTGGCGTACACAAGAATTCACCTTCTTCGAATTCCTTGCTGGCAACCTTGTGCATGAAGTAGGGACGAAGGATGGCCTGTCATTTCTACAGGGGTGTTTAGCCGAAGATCGCATCCAGCGTTTGAAAAAAGCAATGGTCGAAATGAACTTCATATCTCTCGACATCGACAACGGATTTCCCATCGACAAAATGATTGAACGGATCAAAGAAAATGATCTATTTGCTCTCGTATACACTTCCAACTCGCATGGCAATACCGAGGAAAATATTCTTCTCAAGACTATCAAAATGAAATTGAAGTTGGACAAAGATGAGAATGATATCGACGCTGATGATGTGCGTAAATATCTGCTTGAAGAGAAAAAATATCACCCCGGGGTTCTTGACAAATTCGAAGTCTCGCTGGAGTCGACTCGCTATGGGCGCGTGGCTGTTGTGAGTCATAGTCCTATGGATAAATACCGAGCGGTGTTCCCTTTGTATGAGCCCTTTCTCCCGGGAGAGGTCGCTGGCTCACAAGATGAGGGCTTTGCTATTTGGGCTAAGAAGTACGCCGGGGTAGCGCAGCAGCTGAAAATTGAATTTGATGCTTCTTGCACCGATGTCTCTCGGTTGTTTTATCGTGGACGCCACAAAGAAGATGCTCCATTTGAATCCCATTTGATTAATGGCGAGTTGCTGGACTTGATGTCTATCAAAGATGGCAACCCATCTGGCTACATAAAAATGACCGGCAATGAATGGCTGGATCAAGAAGCGATGAGTTCTGGCGGCGATGAAGAGGGTGATTATTTCGATTACGATTTTCATGACAAGCGCGTAGAAGGCTTCCTCAAAAAGCATGGCAAAAACTTTCTTGCCTATGAATTTTGGGAAACCTACGGTGTCAAGCATTCCGAGGAAAAGGCTGGCAAAGGTACATTTGAATGCACCTTCATTGGTGGGCATTCCGATCCGAATGACAAGACTGGATTCTGTGTAGCTGACGCCGGGGAACAATACGACACAGCCTTTATCCACTGCATGCATACCAGCTGCAAAGGATACAAGTATTCCATGCATTTGGATTCATTCCTGCATGACGAGGGCATAGAGTTTGACGAGCTTATGGAATTCGTCCCCGGCTTGGATGGCTCTGGCTCGGCAAATAGTTTGTCTGATTTGCTCGACGAAGAAACAGAGATTGAAGACTCAGGTCTCTACACAGAAAAAATTGGTAATCTGAATGTATCAAAAGACGAATTCGACAACCTATCCGAGGACTATCAGGATTTTCTATCACTTATTTCTGACATGCCTGAAAAGAAAGAAGCTGCCCTGATCGACGCTATTAAGCGCTTGATTGGATTGGAGTTATCTTCTGCCATGAATGATCTGCATGTGTCTCAAATCTCCGATAATAGTGGCTTCGGTAAGCGGACTGTTGCGAAGCAGGTAAAGGATGTGATTAAGCAGTTGGCCGAGGAAGAATTTGGCACCGCTGATAAGCGTTACGACAAAGAAGTCAAACAGAATTTGCGCATCATGAATGAACGTCATGCAATGGTCACTATGAACGGGCGCACGATCATAATGTACGACAAAGCCTATCGGCGCGATCCTGCAAAAAACTCTATCACCACAATGGTGCCATACGATTTTAATATCCGTCACCGCAATAAAATGCTTGACGTATTTGATGTTGCTCAAGGCAATACAATACAAAAGAATGCTGCAGATGTGTGGCTTGACTGGGCAGATCGGCGCGAATATTCGTCTCTGGTTTTTGATCCAAGCGGAGGAAATATTATGAAAGATGATGTTGACGGTCTGGGAAAGACCTATAATCTTTGGAACGGATTTGCCGTTGAAGAAAAAGAAGATGGCAATTGTGACATGCTGCTTGATCACATCTATGAAAATATGTGTCACTCAAATGATGTATGGTATGACTTCTTTATGTCTTGGTTTGCCCATATCATTCAGGTGCCGGAGGGTATCCCGGGTTGCGCAATCGTAATTCACGGAGATAAAGGTTGTGGTAAATCTATTGTCATGGAAGAAATATTTGCAAATATTTTACTACATCCATATGGAATGAAAACCGCCGATATGAAAACAGTGTTTGGTCACTTCAATGCGCGCGTCGAAAACAAATTGCTCGTTGTCATGACAGAAGCATTCTGGGGTGGCGACCGCACAGTAGAAGCAAACCTCAAAGATGCAATCACCAGCAATTCATTCACTCTCAAATTGAAGGGTGTCGATGATATGGAAATTCCAAACTATCGACGTTTTGCTTGCACGGCAAATGCTGGCTTCGTTGTTCCAGCGACCAAAGATGAACGCCGCTTCTTTGTGCTGAAATGCCTCTCAACTCTTTGTGGTAATCCAGAACATTTCGGAGCCCTAATGGATCAAATGTTGAATGAAGATGGGTACGGTAAACTCATGCACATTTTAACAAATTGGCCTGAGCCGAAAGAAGGGTGGAAAGCTTATTTCTTCAAGCCGCCAGTCACTCCTTGGCTCCACGAACAGATTTCTCAGAACAAGCCTCACTGGGAAAAATGGTTGGACGATGCGCTTTATCAAGGAGAGGCCCTTCCTTCTTCGCAGTACGCCGATGATTTGGATGAGATTGTTTTCTCAGAAGACGAGGAAACTCTGGTGCCCCACAGTGTTATGCATGCGTGGTGGAAACATAATACTCGATCTAATCCACATACTTCTTTCATTAAAGAGTGCAAGAAATATATGAATCAGACTTTCGAAGATGTTGTCACTTCTCGAAGGCGCGTAGCATCATATGCCAATCCGATCTGGTGCTACGTCTTTCCTCCACTCTCTGAAATGAGAGTTAACCATCCTTCAATCTTTGCTGAAACATGGCTTGACGACGAGCAAGAAGTGGCTTAGATATAGGGCACGGAGAATTTAATGCAGAAACCAGATCAACTCTCATTCGTCCTTTGCGATGAATTTGCAAAATTACTCCAGGCTCAGAAGGCAGATGATTTAATTCTTCTGACTTTTGTGACTGAATGGGCTGGTCCCTGCAACAAATTTGATATCATTCTTGATAACGCCGAAAAGAAGATTGGCGATAAGTGTTTGTTTTTATACTCCGATTTGGATGAAGACAAAGACCTTGGGATCACATATGATTGCAAATTTGCTCCCAGTTTCGTTCTATTTAGGGGCGGAGAAATTGTCGCTGGCGGTGCCGGTTGCATAACTCTTCCACAATTAATGGAGTGGATCGACATACGTTTGAAGATATTAGCAAAGAATTCTTGAAGATTCTTTGAAAAAATGTTACCTTATTAGCGGAGTTCATTCCCCTGTGACTTCGCTATAGGTTGAGCCGGAGGCGGGTTTGTTGTTGTTCCTGCCTCTGCGCTCCCATAAAAAGGTGACGATATGCGTAAACTACTTCTCATTTTTATTCTCATATTCATGGCTGGTTGCACAACCACGTCAGAATATAATCCTGCAAAACCATCATATGCAATCATGGGGCTTGGCGGCTCTTCTTTTGGTCATGGGTTAAAATCTCTTTCATCAAAAGTTGGCGCGAAGGTTTACACACGGCATGCCGGTAATCGCATCTACAATGACATCATAAAAAGAAGTGAAGCCGGTATACTCCATCGCCCACTCATAATCATTGGTCACTCGCTCGGTGGTACCGCTGCAGCGAAGCTCTCGCGCCGGTTGGCAGCAGAGGGAATCAAGATCGACTATCTCGCCATCATCGACGCGCCGAAATCCCCTGTGGTTTCCAGGGTGCCTCGCTTCGTAGACAATTTTATCACCGACGATCCCATTGGTAGACCACTAAATCGTGGTACCGTTATCGTAGTGAAGAACGCAAATCACATCAGCATTGCTGGTAAACCGAAAGTTCTGGCTCGTGTCAGGGCGATGATAAGGAGATCGAAATGACAGGCGTAACAATGACAGTCTTTGTACTGGTCGGCATGATTTATGGCGAAGCTGGGCTAATGCTCAACGACAAATATCAGCAGGATTTCAGTCCACGCAATTTTCCTTCTATGGATATATGTCGGAGGGTGGCTGCAGAAGTGATTCGCTTCAAGCCACCATTTATCAATGAAGTGAATATCACTTGCATCCCATTCGATAGCAACCTTGACAGAAAGAGTGATTAACTCTATGTTCGGGTAATATTAACCTCGACAGGAGAAATAAATGTCACTACTGAAATCCCTCAAAAACGCTGTTATGTCATCCGGCGCAGCAGCTGCACTTGGCGTACCTCAACGCACAAATCCATATTCAAATGGCTTCCTCGCCGCAATGATGGACGCCGTGAATACCTCTCGCGTTTCAGTTCAGAAGCGCAAAGGTTTTCGAGATAGATTTCTGCCAGTCTTTGCAGATCATCTGAAAAAGATTGCTCGCTGGGGCGGACCTCCAATCATTTATGCTCACCCCACCTGTTTGTCTCCGGCGCAAAATGCCGAGCTGCATCAGGGACGCATCAATGCGGCACATGCCAAGCGCGCTCGCAAGAATGCAAAACGTCTTAGTGACTTTGCTTCATGCGCCGATCCTATGGTCCGCGCAGCGTAATGGCTAAAGAACTTCTATTTTCTGTAACTGCTAAAGACTGCCGCTGGGACTTCTATCGAGGTTCCGGCAAAGGTGGTCAAAAGCGTAACAAAACTGATAGCGCAGTTCGGTGTACTCACATCGATTCTGGTGCTGTTGGTAATTGTGAAGAGCATCGGTCTCAGCTCAGAAACAAAATGGAAGCGTTCAGGCGCATGTCTGCCACAGGCATATTCAAGGCATGGCATAAGATCGAGACAGCCAAGAGACTTGGGTTGTACGATGGACTGGATGCAAAAGTTGATAAACAGCTGCGCCAGACAAAAGTCGAGATTATCGATCCTGACACAGGTAACTGGACAGAAACAATATGACATAGTGGCGGAAACGGTAAGCGCAGTTGACTGCAAATCTTCACATGTGGGTTCGATTCCCACCTATGTCTCCAAAATCCTCAATCATCAGTATTTGAATAGTGCCAGCATCTACCGCCACGCCAGAACTCTTGTTTCCGGCAGACAAAGGATAGCCATGTAATAGTATTCTGTCGAGTGATCACAGGATGCCATGCAAACCATCGGTGCCATATTTTTGTGTTTAGTGGCTCTTTTTTCTTCATAGTATATTTCATGGCATGCTCCTAATCAGTGTACGCGATAAATTTAAATTTGCCGTTGCCAAAACTTTCCCATCTTCCCCCAAAAGTGCCATCAACTTTTTTTAAGACTTCGGCTCGTGTTGTCCCTTTAGGATATACGCCTTCGCATATCTGAGATGAATTACTGTGGGAGTTGATATAATAATCGATTTTTGTGTTATCCAGCTTGCGCCGACCATGGCTGGTAAGCACACCGGTGTCTTTATTAACTGACACTACATGATCATTTATAATGTGAATAATTGACTCTTCTTTCCATCCACATTTCGGGCATTCTAAATGCTGATCGGTGCAGTAAGAGCAAGGTGGGTTTATGTGGCATGAACATCCCATCTCTGGATGATCAGGATAATATTCCAATAAACCTTTGCATATGTTTCCTTCGCCATCGGTTCGTGTACATGCATAGCCTTCTTCACTGCCGTAAAGTGCTTCTTCAATAAGTTCGTTTGTGGTATTACACAAATCAATAAGTTTCTCAATCGTCATTTTGGCAGTTGTCGGCTGTACAGATTTCTCTTGCTCTAACTGATCCAGTACACCGCCAAGGCGTTCTTTGTCACCTCCGCTCCGAACATACTCCATCAAGGAAGATGGATTGCTCTGGCGCGTTGGGCGTCCTTCGATCATATCACGAGCGAGTCCATCAGCTCTTGTCGATGGTTTTTTCATTTATAAACTCCAATTTGTTTAGCTGAATTGCTCGTTAGCATAATTTCGCCAATCGAACACACCACCCATGATGCATCCATACGGCAACACTTGGTCTACGATCTGTGCAAGCTCATACTTTTTGATACCTTCACGGATCATCGACGCATTTTTATAGGCGGATGGTAGCTCAGTCACGTCAGCTTCGCCGGACCAGAACCTCATATCGATATCACGAGTTTCTTCTTCGAAAGCCTGCGCGTCAGAGATACCAACGGCTACTAGGTCTCTTTTGTGCTGGGCGCGTGAAATCAGCCTGCCTGCGCCGTGTGGAGCGAATCCAAGGGCATCAGGGTTGTCGCTGCCACGAGTGATTAGAATCGGCTCAGCGGCGTTTAATGGTATGATGGTGAACATTTTAGCATCATCTGCCCAACCGTCGAAGGCTGGAGTCGCACCTTTGCCATGCAGAAACATGCCATTGCGCTTGAATACGAAATTGTGTTCGTTCCAGAAGCGGTTAACAGTACGTATATTATTAGCCTTAGCCATAGCGCGATAACTAGAACTTGCATGAATCAAAGTATGATTCAATTTAGTCCAGTCGCGCATGATCTGCAGAGCTTTCCAGTATTCAATACCTTCTGCGCTTTCAGAGTCAATCCAAGCATTTGATTTATGGGTAGCCGGAGAAATAGACTTGGTGTATTTCTGAGCTGCCTTCATGCCAATTTTATATAGGCGAGCGCCAGGGCCGCGAGAACCAGAGTGAGTTACAAGAGTAGTGTTGCCGCTAGATTGCATAGTGCCAACCGAGGCAAAATGGTTTCCATCGCCAGAACTGCCAAGATGGCGGTTTGCAAGGTCCAACATATGTGGATCATTCAGGAATGAATTCCCCATGAACGCTTCCAACAATTCATCAGTCATGCGATATCTGTCTGGACCACCGGGGCCGAAATGCACAGCATCACTCACCGCATCCAATAGGATAGCAGGGGTTACGTTTTTGTACTCAGTCAAGAACATAGAGCAGCAGATATCGGCACTGTGCCAACCGGGATGAATGTGTGGGCTTTCCACAACAGTGCCAACCGGCATTGAATTAGGTCCAGTAGGACAGGCGTCAGGTAATACAGTTGCGCGAGTGGCGACCGGAGTACGCATGAGTTTGCCCATGATTTTTTCTACAGCCAAGAGGTTATCTAGGTCGTATTCGCATCCAGCAGTTGTTAGGATGTTGAAAGTCACATTGGCAAGGGGATCAAGGCTGAGAGGTTTCAGCTCAAGTTTTGGTACAGGAATGAATTCATCCTGTGCCAAAAGTAAGTTTTTGATGCCTTCAAGACTGCGCTCGTCAATGTACGTCTGCTGATTGGCATATGCCAACATAACAGGAAACAATGGACCGGGGTTGAAACCCCATTCGATTAAATGTCTGCCGGTGATGTTCATCCATTGCCTCCAAAAATTTTGATGATGTCTGCGTCGATATATTCTTTACTGTCAACAGTATTATTGACTGGCTCCAGTTTGCTCATGTAATCAAGAAACTTAGTAGCTTCATCATCATACATCCACTCATTAACTGAGATTGTGGTGGTGTCGATTGCAGACCAATATGCAGCCCAGATGATTCCAAAATCTTCCAAGCCTACACGGTGGCCTGATGTCAGACTGACGCTGTACCCATTTGAAAACGTCATAGTGACGTTTGTTCTTGATCCTTGCTGAGTTATTTTCATATTGATTCCTTTTCTTCTGCATACACCTTTATGGACGTTAAGTCAAACAAAAACCCCGATGCGATTTCTCGTACCGAGGTTCTGTCAATTTATTAATTCGTATTATTTGCTACTGTGTGTTTTGTTTCTCATTGGGATTGGATTAGCTCTTCATCAGGGCGTCTCCTTTGTTGGTGTGAAGTTTTCTCACTGTTTGAAGTGCCTATTGCTAGGCGAGTACGACAGTCTTACCGCATTTTTCGTAAGCTGTCAACACTCCTATGATTTGAGCCTCACAATCGGACACGGCGTCATGTGGAGTCACTGCCGGTGGCTGTGTTACATCTGCCATTTCAAGCACAGTTCGCACATCCATTCTATTCTTGTATGTCCAAGGCGTTGATGTGTAATACTTTCCATAAAAATAACCCAGAAGACCCATGTCGAAGTCTGGTGACTTAGCCCAAAAATGAGTGCAACCGGAACAATATTCAGAAAGACCACGCATGCCATTGACAATATTATGAGTGCCGGACATGACTTTAGCCAGAACTTTAGGGTCTTGCTGCAGCCACCATTTCAAAGTCTCTGCATCAATAATAGCGTTGAGCGATGGTGGGTAATTTGGATCAATGCCCATCTCGAAATCTCTAACAAAAACATAGCCGGTGCGAGGATCAAAGCGCTTGGCCCCAATTTGAATGATAACCGAGCCAGGTTGTGTCCCAAGCGTTTCGATGTCGATCATTACATGTCTGGTTTCGTGTGTCATTATCGTCTCCATTTGTATAACTATAGGTTTACTTTTAGGCGTGGAATGTCAACCTATAGGTTTACTTTCCGGTCGGCGATACGCTTTTATCAGCCAAGCGTTTCTTCTCTGCGAAGTATTCAGCTTTGCTCTGTTTTTTCTGCGGTACTTGCGCTTCTTCACCTTCATAACCTGGATTAGGATCGTCGTCATAATCTTGATCATCTGCTAATTCGGGCTCCACAGCCTCTGCTCGGTAATCAAGATAGTCAACGTCGAGAAGTTCTCTCAGACCTTCGCGCGCCAGTGTTACGGGTACAGCCGCTGTCCTACTTACATCTGGGCAACTAATTTCAATCAGTAGGTTTTTCAAATGCCGGATTTTATCATCCAGAGCATCGTTATCGTTTGCCAATTTTGTATGAGTTTTATCTGTGTCAGCGACCATGCGCTTAGACATCTCATCAAACTCTTGCCCCCTGACCTGCATCTCGTTGTTGTGATTGTCTTTTAGAATTTGCATGCAAGCCTTGAAGTCATTGATTTGATTTGTCTTGTTTTCCAAGCCAGCTTGAAGCCGCGCTTTATTTACGCCATAGTTGAATACTGTGTCCATCATTTGAGTTATTTCATTTTTCATTTTCATTCTCCAATTTTAGTAAGAAGGTGAACAGGCTTGACATAAGCGCCAGACCCATGGTTGATCCATATCTCGTTTGACCATCTTCGGCATGCGCTCTAATTACGCATTGCCAGTTGCATCCATAATCGCCTTCCGGCCACATGCTGCGCTGTAAAATTATGCGATGGTGTCTGGATTTGTCTGGGAGCATCCGCTCGACCAGTGCCAGCGCTGCATCGGCATCAGTTGTGAATTTTGGTGCCGGTACAATAAAAGTGCCTTGGTTACTGCATGTCCAAAACTCACCCTCGTAGCACCCATCATTTGTCTCGCGATCTTTTGGGTTCTCTCTGGTCTTAGCATACATGTCTGGATCGTTAGTCATTTCTGATGCGTAATTAGGATCAGATCGCAGCACCGATGCAGCAATATGGGCGTCGAGTTCTCGGCTTGGTGAGTCTGCACAGTGTGCTAATAATTCTGGCATGTATTTCGTGTGCAGGTATTGTCCAAGAGAAGCAAACTTAAACATGTGGTTCATCCAATTCAAGGATGTACAGAGCCAGAGCTTCCAAGCCTTCGCCGTTCACACGATACATCGTGCGGTCGTCAAGGAGATTGTAGGAAGCAAACCAGTACGGCGATTTCTCCAGTGCATCTTTCTCGGCTTGATCGCCGGTGATGAAATGGTTTCTACCGGTAAACTGATTGGTAGTTGCAGGGCGACCGATCGAATCATACATGCGATCCATCTCTGCGTCTGGCAAGATTCTTTCGGTCGATCCAGGTGTAATTTTTGACATATCAGTAGCTCTTTCCACCGGCCTTGTCCCGGTTTTCTTTTTTGTGATCGGCACGATCCATATTGTACCGGTTTTTCTCGACAACCGTAGCGCCAAGATTGTATCCTTGTTTACCTCCAGCAGCCAGCATGCGGATAAACGCATCTGCCCATTCTCCTTCAATGCCGTGACGGTGCGGGAGTTTATCATCCATGAGATTTTTACGATCTGCCTCCAGCGCCTCAGACAGTTCTGAATGGATCAAAGCCGTGGTTTCAGGGAAGCTGAATTCCTTGCCATCATACCAGCCAGCTTCTCTTTGCGTTTTCTCAGCCAGCATCTGCGCATATGCGAAACCTCTGACGGTTTGAGTTTCCATTACAGTTATGTTTGCAACATGAACAACTATTTCGTGTGGGAATCCTTCGAAATCCACCACATGTACTTTTGATGTTTTATCTGACATCTTGAGCAACCCTTTCACGAATAGCTTCCATGTCACCGTCGATGGTTGTGAAGCCATTGACATAATGAGTGATGAGCGCATTAGGAAAGACCGGATTTGTATCTTCCTCAAAACTTAATAGCTGATGTCTGCTGGAATACCAGACATGATTTTCTTGGCTCACCCAGGCTCTGCCTTTTGCAGACGCTTTGCCTGGATCAGATTTTGGTTCTTTGTTGACTCCATGCCAGACCTCATCACCATATGAGATAGCATTACATTTCATCGCCCATTTATAATCATCACGATTGTGCTTCTGCAGCAGACCGCCACCCATACCAAATGCAGTATTATCGAGTGACCACAATGCATCAGCAATAGCACCAATCAGGAGGGGTAAAGAAGTATCGTCAAGTCCATCACCTTGGATCAACCGCACTTTATCGTGCAGCATTTTGAAGCCATCATTGTTGAAGGTAATACCAAACTGGACACCGAGGCGATCCAAACAATCTAGCACCATTGGGATTACTGCGCCAGAGTCGGGGCGGACGACAAGCTGACCAAGAATTGCAATAACTTCATCTCTGAGCGTGTTGCCCCAAACATTTGTACAGGCGTTTTCAATATCCCATGTGTCTGAGACGGTGCCAAACATCGTGTGACCAAAAGTCTCCAGCATGTGACGGTATGCTTCGACCTCTCGCCCTTCACCCCAACAGGCCATTGTTGAGTGTTCGGACGCCGGTATGGAAAATCCAGCCATATCACAATTGTAATATTGGCGAGCATGTAGCAGCGCCATCATTGTATCCGTACCTTGAAAACTGGTGAGATGCGCCCAGCCGCCGATGGCAGAAGATTCACGAGATGATACGCCGCGCGCACCGAAATCGTGGAGCTTGAATACAGCGGAGTCAACATCGCCACCTGTTTTGCGGAGAGCTTCTTCGATCAATCTCCTGTAGCCACGAGATTTGGTACCAACCGTAGATGGATACCAGATCGAACGGAGCATACGAGTTTCCTGATGCCCACAGAGCCAAGGAAAACGAGGATCGGTGTTGTGCGTCTGCAACATCGGTGTACCACGTTCGACAACAGTTCCTTCCGGCAGCGCATCAATGGCGATAGGAAGAAAGCCATCGAATTCATTGAGGATTGTTTGCCAGCCATCGAAATTGAATTCCAGCCCGGGGATGTGCTTCGGAATAACGTCTTGCGCTTCTTCAATATTCTGTGCGTTGATGCGCATATTTTCGATGTACGGCTGCAGCCCCAGAAATGCAACTTCACAATCAGTGTCCGGGTTTCCCCGCGCCGTGATGTAGAACGATTTGTGCGTGGTACCGGGTGGGTCCTGCAGATGGTGACTTTGCTTGTAGCTGTCGGTGTCGAGAATAATATTGGCTGTCATGTTATGCTCCGATTTTTTGATTAGCATCAGACCAGTTAACTTCGCCAGTCTCTTTAAGATGCAGTAATGTATTTATCGCCAGTTTTCTTTGAAGTGAAAGATCGCCGCCATATATGTCTGGCATGACCTTCTCTTCCGGTAAAAATAACAGCCTACCTTCGCTGTCCGAGATTCCCAAGAACTTATTTGCTGTACTATGTCTACCCCAATCCTGAGGTTCCATTTTACCTCCGTTCAATATATAATTAATATGCCCACATAGGCAGGAAGCTGTTCCGCATGAAGCTGTTCCGCATGAAGATGGCGATGTATAGATTTGATAATCTGCCATATCAAAAAATACTTCTTCATCTTTTAGGATGTCTATCAAGATATCAATATTCTGTTTATTGACTGGCATGTTATTTCCTAAACGTTTAGAAGTTTCTGAATAATTCGATAGTGGTCCGCAAAGAATAATTTTCCTTTACCATGCATCATGGTGATTGGATACCAGCTTGTTTTTGCCGCATCGTCTGCTGGGTGTACGTCTGGTAAAGTCGTAGCCGTAATTTTGAAATGTGTCAACCCAGAGATATTCCAACTGCGCGGATCGCGATTTTTGGCATCGAACACAATTGGAAGTGAAGCAGAGTCAATTAGTTCACTTTTTGTGATACCAATATTAGTCTCTTCCATCAATTCTCGGATAGAAGCATCAATTAATCTCTCGCCTTTTTCCAGAAAGCCTCCGGGAAACGCCAGAAGACCTTTGCCGGGCGCTTGGCCGCGTTCAATCAGTAGGATATGACCGTTGCACTCGACAAGCGCGTCAGCGGTCCTGTGAGGCCCTTTACCCCAAATGCTCTCATATTCGTGAATTAGGCACCATTCCGGTCTGAGAATATCTGCCAGTGGCGTCATCCGATCAAACACTTCTGCCCGATGTTTTTCGTTGCAGAAGAAATTCGGAGAAATAAATTGTGAACTGCCATTGAAAAACTGATCACGGATTGTCGTAGCACCCATGCCATCGAAATTTTCAGACTCGTAGAAGTTCCAATTTGGAAACCAGTCCAGATAAGATGAAGATTCATCTTTGTGATGTCCTACCAGCGTGATGTCCCACTGGTCGGGTGAATGAGTCCACTCTACCAGAATTTTGATCTGTTCAATCCAGCGCCCTGGCTGGTAGTCATGGTCGTCTGCGCGGGTGATGTGGATACGTGCTAATTCCTCAGTGGTGAATGCTGCTGTAATAATTGCTGAGCGCGCCTCTATATCCAAAGGATTTTTAGTTGTTGCCGGTACGTCCGCCGAGCCAATAATGATAATCACTTTATCAAAAAGCTCCAGCGCCTGTCTGGTTGTTTCCAGATGACCGGCGTGAAATGGTTGGAAGCGTCCGATGAAGACGCCGAGAGTTTGCTTGCTCATTTTATTTCCTGACATTTGTAATCTTTTCTTCGTTGTGCTTTTTTTATTTTTGCGTCTGCAACTGCCTCATCAATTACTGCGTCTTGTTTGCGCTGAGTTTTAAGATATATTTCTGCTGTAGCAAAACTGTCATATTGCCGTGGATAGTACCAGCCATCCATAATAGACTTTTTCCAGAACGGTCCCCACACATGATAAGAAACAAAGAAATTTCCACTAGAAGTTGGTCCACATATTTTGTACCGTCTACTCATTGCTTGTACCTCTGATGGATTCATCTTTGTAAGGGAAGCCGGATTTAGCCAAGGGCTCCCAGCCATTTTCGAATGTGATTTCGCCATCGTACACAGCGTATGCATGCTTTAGATCGGCGAAAGAATAAAGTGCATTTCCCTCAAAATGTGGGATTAGCGGTACATGTTCCGGTCTTCCAAAAGGTGAGCAGCATGCTGTTGCTAAATATGATTTTGCACACGATACTAGAATGTGCCCGCGCGCGAATGGTTTAAGCGCCTTGCACAAATCTTTGTTATGCTGATAGAGTCGTCTTCCTTTATCAAGGGCGATCTCTTTTTCTTGATTCATTTCAGCAAGAATACATTTTGTTTCCGCTAACTCTTCTTCCAAAGCTTCGTTGATTCCATTTGCGGAATCAATTTCCACTTCTTGCCGGGCAAGGTCTTCGCGCAACCCGGCAATAATTCCGTCACGGCGAGTGATTGCATTTGCTTGACGATGGATGGTGGCTTTGTCGGTGATGTTCATGCTGTTGCCTTTGAATGAGGACATGCCCAAACCATTTTGATCTAGGCATGTTGTGTTTAATTTTTGCCGGTCGAGTCATACTCTTCGGCATTACGCTCTTCGCGCTGTGCATCTGTTGGACGAGACGGAGCGAGGCTCTTGATCTCGCCTTGGCTCTGCAATTGCATCACCGGTGATGGGCGAACTCCATCGTCGATTACAATACGCACATTATTTTTGGCTGTAAAGCCTACAATCAATACGATCAAAGCAATCACGCACAATACAGCGTTCAGTTTCGTCGCGCGCGCCATCGCCATTAAGAAGAGGGTAATCACTACCCCTATCAGCCCAAATATTTTCATGAGGGCTAATAGGAAGTTGAGTCCGAGAAATTCAATGCTCATCGGTTCAGAACCTTATTGGAAAGACCAACCGTGCCAAGTGCTTCAAACGGTACGAACGTAGTAGCACCGGATTTAGCCAACTCGTGAAGAACTTCCAACCGCTTATACTGCAAATACTTTTCAGTAATGGATTTAGCAGCGATTTCATTTTCTTCGGCAGCAGCCTGAGCTTTCTCGCGACGAATTGCGCGACTGGCTTTTGCGGCTTCCAGTTTTGTCTGGAGTTTGATCAGCATGATCTGCTTGGTAGCAGCTTCCTGCTCGATTTCGATCCGACGATTTTCCGCTTCTTCTTTTTTCTTGAGAATAATAGCGGGGTAGTTGACCTTTCCTAAACCGGCAGTTTTGAAACCGATTGGAGTATTCGCCAATACTTTTGTAAGACGTTCACGGATTTTTTCGTTGACAGCATCACGAGACGAAGCAACTTCATCAATAGTATACTTAGCAACGACTGCCCGAACAGCATCGCGGATGATCGGCTTGGCATATGTGTTATAAACTTGTTCGAAGGTTACGGTTTTTCGTCCGTCAACAAGCGATGTTTTAACTCGCGCCAGAATAGCATCGGTTTTGCCATCGACGATTGATGCAGTCATGCGCAGATCGAAAGTCATTTCAAGCTGGTTACGCGGCATGAATACCGTAAAGGATTCTTTGATGCCGGTGTCGCTTTTTTCGATCAACACAAGCTCATCGCATACACCACCGAACATAGTCCAGCAATTTGCCAGACGAAATGTCGAAGGAGGGTAAGCCTCAGGCAGATAACCATTTTGAGTAAGCACCTTGCCTTCAAAGGCTGGTGGTACTTGCACCTTCTCTCCGAAGAAGCAGCCAGAGAGCATACTGCCCATAGCCATGACGAGAGCAATTTTGATAATGTTCTTCATAAAAATTCCTTGGTTAGATTTTAGTTTCAGTGTGTCCGGTATTAGCCGGTATTAGTCCTGATGTAAAGGATTAGCTGATTTTATAGTTAACCTAGATTGCAATCAGGTGTAGTGAAAATAGATGCAGTCAATATCATCATTGAGTTCAGCTATTTCTTTTTTCGCTGCATTCAGTCTCACCATGCGACTCTTACTGACACGCTGCACGTTCTGCAATTTATGTAGAAGGGCACTTTGAGAAAGTTCAGTCAGTCCCAAAAGAGTTTTAAGTCTCTTGTTCTCTTTTACCAAATCGTCTATTTTGGCTTTGTAATTACCCATACTTTTCCTCCAACCATTTGAATGCAGGATCGTCAAGAAAACGATAATGATTATAGCCCTGCATTGCGAGACTGTTCTTCATTTGATGTATTGCTAGCTTGATGCTCATCGGTTTGTTGTTATTAAGATGAGTGCTTGATCCATAAGTGCTAAGACTTGGCGAAGCACTTTCATTTTTGATCGTATGATCCGATCTTCCGGTGACAAATCCTGTGTTTCTTGTAAACTGTTCGTGTTTACGATCCAAAGAATATATCTGCTGACTCATTTTTTTCTTAGTTTGATTCAGCGTTTCAATTCTTATATTCTGACCCTCAATTTCCTCTTTTTGAGTGTAAATTATGTCTTCCTGACGTGCCACGGTGTCAAGGGCATGCTCTCTCGTTTTCACGGCGGCGGAGTACGCATCATTTGATTTTGCATAACTATCTTTGTAGGAGGAGGCATCGCGCGCTTCCTCTACCAGAGCTAGTCTGAGATTGGCAGCAACTAGCTCCGCCGTCTCCATCTTCTTCTCATGTTCATCGGCTCGTTCCCGCATTAGTGCAATAGTGTGACCTTGATTGGTCCGGCACTTTTCCAACTCATCATGTTGGCGCAATAGTGTATCGTACTGATCTGATTTTCGCATCAGATCAGCCAGATCGGGATTAGCTTTGCCAAACATCAAAATATGATCTTGGAGATTTTGCTTATCTGCGATCAGATGACGGATTCTTTCGGCATCGTCAGCAGCTTGCTTACGTAGTGCAATCAGTTCATTTGCGTCTTCGATATCTTCGCTCTGCTGCTCTTCGGCGTATTCCATAAGGGTGCCGTTAAGCACCTCTTTTTCTTCGAGCAATTTTTGCATGTCTCTGATCTGAGCATCTTTACCGGATAATTCTGAAATGCGTTTGCTGTCCAGCGTATCCTGCTCTTCAATCCAGTTGAAGGCATTATTGTAAGACAGTAGTTTACCGGCATCATCGCTGAAAGTGGTTTTCCTGATTTCGTCTAAAGCTGAATGAAGATCGTATTTCATGGTTTTCTCCGGGTTTAAATAATGCGCAAGTATTCGGGATTCAATATCAGATAAGTCAACGTAGGTTAATGGTGGCTTAACGCCGCGTCGACATAATCTATTGACTTCCTGTATTGCCGGTGGGCTGTAGGAGTGTCTGCCGGAAGGTGTAGTCATAGCCATACCGCCGTTGCATATCCTGCACCAAAAGCAATGCCAAAGACAACTAAACCAATGGCGATACCAAACGTCCAGAGCATCTTATCTATATCTTTACCTAAGCCCTGAAACATTACCAGACCCTCTGTCTTGGCATCGGGCGAGCGCTGATGCATTTAACTTCTTCACCGGCGTAGGTGTAATAACCAGCGCCTTCGCTGATGAGTTCTTTCACCTCTTTGCGAGCAAAGGCAGCAGTGCGCCCAACCGGTACGGATACTGTGACAAGCATGGTCACTCTTTTTCTAGTCTTCGCCATTAGTTTACGCCTCCTAGCGTCTGCACTGCAGTGGGTATTGCATATAAACAACCCCAAATTGTGAATGAAATAACGATGGCATAAGTTGTCCATTTAAACATCAGTTTTTTCCTCTCGAAGTTTTGCGCTCTCGGCGCGTGAAATATGACCCATTGCTTTGCGGATAAAATCGGGTACGCAATCGGGTATGTCTTCATCATCGGTGTGCTTGGGTTCAAACGTTCCACCGAGCGGAGATTGAATGCCAGCGCTGAATGGTGCAGGTTCGGCCTTCGTATGCCGCATGCAAATGTAATTGAGAAGAGCCACGATTTCTTCGCGATTCTTGATCGACATCATATGCAATTTTTCGTCGTACTTTTCGTTGTGCGTTTTTAGACTGGCGAGAACGCCAGCCTTCATGGTGAAAAAGTCGGATCGCCCATTATGGTAGAAGATCATTAAACATTACCTGCTGCAAGCTTCTCCAGAAATGTTTGCATAAGACTGATATCTGCGCAACGCCTTTCAAAAGCTTTTGCGAATTCTAACGTGTCCCGATCAGCATATTTTTCAATGATGTGAGCATGTGTTGTGTGCCACCCCTGCCAATTTTTCTCTTTTTCAAAAATATCATCATGGTTGACACCGGCTTTTTCCGCGTTCTCATATGCAGAAATCTCGGCTTGAGTAAACAATTCATCGGCTGTTTTACACGCTTGGTTGGCGGTTGCTTCCAAAGCCATGTACATGTCTGTCACTGATACTTCTTGAAGCAGTGCGATAAGTAATTTGTCGTTCATGTGGGTTTTTTACCCTCCCTGAGCTTTTCTGATACGTTCTGGTTTCGGTGTTTCAAGGACCTTGGCTGATACCTCGTGTCCTCCAGCCCAACAAAGTTCGGTGAGCATCATTTCGGTCGCGCGGTCGTCGGTCATATCAAAACCGTCAGCAACCCAAATCTCATCAACAGAAATTTCGATAGTCCATTTAAACCGTTTGCCTTTTCCGCCTGATTCGTTTGTTGTAACGTTTGTCATTTTTGAATTCTCCTTGTTTCGATGAACTCAATATAACCGTTATTTTCTTAGAAGCAAGCGGAAGTGGCTGGTATGGTTAACCAGCGAACATCGTGGTGATGATGATCTTGGTAGCCACTTCGTCAGTTAGCCCAAGTTTTTCATTAAGCCGGTCGGCTTCTGTAGATGCCGTGTCGTACCGATCATCGTCGGCAAGATACATGTTCTTGCCGATAGGACTGTAGCCTTTCTCATTGGCAACAGCTACTCCGAGAGAGCCATCAAAAACAGGTGTGAATGCAATCATTTTTCCGTTGAACGCCGATTCAATATCGGCTAGGTCAAAATCTGAAAGTTGGTTTGTCATAGGGATTCCTTATTGTTGTTTGAATTAACCCGCCATCTGCAGACCGGATTCTGTCATGCGCTCAGATGCATATTTATGCAACCGGCTGACAAGACCATGAGAGATTTTCTCGCTGGTTAGATGTAAAGACATTGGCATTGTCTTGCCACACATGTCGGTGCGATATGGTCCGGTCTCATAAATTACGCTTTCAATTCTACGTCCGGGTTGATGTGTCACAGCGTTCATATGCGTTTCCTTGTGTTTGTTTCTTACATACCATATAGACGTTATTTTCTTAGAACACAAGCAAAACACTGGAACGTGGTTAATCGGAAGGTAGGAAATATTCATACCGATATTTGCCGGTTCGTAGATCGGCGTAGTCAAGGAAACCATATGGCTTTTCACCGTTGTCTCGGCAGTCCTTGATCGCCTTGTCTATTTCTTCGACTGAGTATTCGCGGCGCCACATCACATGCCTCCTATTGGACCATCAGGTCCCATAACAAAATCCGAAGGTTGTAGATTATCGTCCTCATCATCTATTTCTTCTTCGTCTCCGTGTGCTTCATCTTTGACGTATTCTACGCCCAGTGAATCAAGTTCAATAATGCGAGCGCGCTTCAAGTCATAGAGGTATTCATTGAACAGGCAATCGACGCGCCGGAACATGTCGTCATGGTCATTATTTCCGCCGCCAAAATGATTGAAGGCGAAAGCTGGATTAAATTCATATCCGCCATACCTGATACTATAACCATTTGGTGTGGCATCACGTATCTGCAGCAGCGCTTTTTCTAGCTGCTCGATGTTGTGAATGAGTTTGGCTACTGTTTTTATGTCAATGGATTTCATGTCAGCCCTCTCTGGCTTTTTTGCGAAGATCATTATGTAGTTGAACGGCGCGAGCAAGTTTTTCATATAATTCGGTATGTAACTTTTCATAATCAGCCAGAAGTTTCATCTCGGTCTCCATATTGATTCGTTTGTTTGACCTGCGCCGCCGAGCATTCGATGCCACAAAGATACAGGTCTATTCCCTCTACATAGAGGTTTCTCCACACTCCGTCAACCATTTGGGTCTTAGAAACCTGGACCCAATAAAGAGGATCGGTTTCGTCGGTGGGTCGCGGAGTGCCACAGATGATGCATTTTGTGTTCATAGATGGAAGTTGAATTTCTTCTTGAAGCGCTCTTTCTGCCCTTCAATAGACATTTCAGCAAATCGTCTGTAGAGGGCATCCACTTCCTCTTTGTAATTCACTTTTCTCTGCATGTGTACTTTGCCTACAAGGGATGGGCTGCGCATGGCAGCAATGTTGGCGTTCAAGCTGTAGACCTGCATTGCGCCTTCTCTTATTTCCGTTTTCTTCCACTCCGGCAGTCCATTTTTAAGCAGATATTTCTGAACCAATTTTGAAATACTGAATCGTTCAGTGAATGGTAGAGAATCTGATCCGAGGGATTCGGCGAAACCATTACCAACAAAAACTCTGGATGTGAGTCCTCGCTGATTGATGCCAGCCAATTTCTTAGCAGCGTCTTCTGCAGCGGTCTTGGCTATCAATGGCGCAGCCGCCATCATGCCAAAGAATGAGCGTCTATTAGGATTCATTGTCTACATCTCTCGGCGGTATAATGAAGTGCAGTACAGGTCGGCTCAGATTATTGACAACAATCTGAAATTCTTCTGGTGTTGCTACCCTGCAAACGTCTCTTGTTTTGAGAATTCTTTTATCCCCTCCTGATCTTCGAACAGCCTGCACTTGATAGCCACCATCATGTTGTGGCACTAAGCGGAAATTGCTATCCATTTTAGCGCGGGTGGTTTCTTTTACAGGATACCGTTTTAGTGGTGTTTCCATTTTTGTCATGAGCTTTCTTTCTTATACATTTTGTTGTGAAATTTTACAGCGAAGACCATGCCAAATGCTGCGCCGGTGCCCGAGGTCAGAGCGATAGGCCAGCCTCCTAATACGATTAAGCTAACTGCCCACACATCGAACGCCGCCATCAAATAGGACGTGAAGAAGATCGACTTCATGTGGTCGCCAATCACGTTCTTGTGCTGGAATCCTTTCAGCGCCACGGCAACAAAGCTGACGAATACTGACAGAGAATACAGCAGATAGTCTGGCAGATCGATCATTAGCTATTCATTTTTTGGAACAGAACAAGCAAGTTCTGCGCGGCAAAAATATGATTGCGCCACTCATAGCAGATCGTGTCACCATTGTAAAAATCGTCCGGTGGATACTTCGAATCATTTGGGTCTTTATTGAACTCTGATTCGTAGTCGGCGTTCAAATACTTTTTCTCATCCATGCCTGGATAGACAGGACAATTTCCGGGCTCGCCGTGGTTGGGGTCTTTACCAGCGGATTCGCAAAGGTTGCGCGCCATCATTTCAACAAGTGTTGGGAATTCAATGTCCATGTTTGTTCCTAAAGGTTGCAGTGAAAGTGGTTGATTGCTCGGTCGTGTGGGCAGCGGATCGGCATGTCGCCATCTGTCCGGTAAGTTCCAAACACATAGCTGTCCTGTCCAAAAGGCATTCGTATTTCCAAATACTGTGGGATCAGGGATATCGTTTTTAGTAAAAAGTCACTCGGAAATCCCCAGCCAGACAAGATGTATATACTTTCTTTGTCGTCCCAAACAGCACGTTGTTGGATAATACGGTGGTGAGTTTTGATATACGATTTGTGAGGAACGCCGAGGCGCATTGTCCATTTGATGTGCATCAGAAATTCCCCGGTGCCACTTGGCAGCAGACAATACCGTTCGCACGCCACATTGCGACGACAGAATCTCGATCATCAAACGCCATTGTTATATTGAGTGATGCTTCATCGATCCAGCGCTGCTTGAGTTCAGTGTCCGGGCAGTGCTCACCCTCTGGGCGCATCCGAAGTGGAACACGTCCGAGACCTTGATTGCGCAACCAGATTTTTGTCTTCACCTTCACTCTTTCAATGCGCCCTGTCCAGATTTCAACGTGATGGTTTTCAATCAATATTTTCAAGGTATCAATGATAGGCGCATTAGGTTCATCTTGACCACAGGCGTCGAAGAAGCCATCCCAATCACGGTCGCCCTTCGGTCCTTTGACAAAGTGTTGTCGATGTTCGTTTAAGGCAAGTGTGCCATCTAAATCAAAAATTATCATTATGTCTGCCTCTTGATTGCCGAGCGTACTTTGCTCATGAGGGCGCGCAGATCGTCAAGGCTCATGCCTTCGTTCAGCTTGTGCCGGATAGCATGCGCCATGCGGTCACCGGCGAGTTTTTTCACTCGCTCTACCGATGCGTCTTCATATAGATCGCGAATTCCGTCTTCAATCATTCCCATTGGATTCTCCTTTGCCTAAGGCGTCAATGTAAATGTTCATTGAGCGCTCGGCATTCTGCATAAGCTGAGCATCATAATTTGCTTGGCGCTCGGCATTTTTCTGGTCGATCACAGCCCACCAGATACCACCGGCTATGAGCGAGCCCACAACGATAAACACATTCAGAAAGTTGTTTATCAGGTTTTCTGTTTTTGGTAGCTTCATGTTGACTCCTAATAAACGTCGAAATGATTGTATTGTTTTACTAAGTTTGGCGTGGTGAATTGCCTCTTATACTGTAATCCAATCCATAAATGTTCTATATGGTACGAAAGAAATGAACGCCACAAACATTGCAGCGCAGATCGTCAAATATAGCAGGAGATAATACGACAACCCTTTTGTATTTGGTGGGAGTCTTCTGTAGGCATCTTGATATACATCGGCCCTATCTTCTGCTTGCTTTAACCGGCGCTCCAGATCAGAGATGTAATCCTGATAGGCGTTGCGCTGATGCACCAGAATATTTGTTGCCACTTTGCGGATGGTCAAAATCTGTGCGCCTTTGAGTGAGTTCTCACCATATGGGGTGGAAACAATTGATGTCACTCTGGATTCAATTTCGTCGTCGGTCATGATTTGCTTGGTCATTCTTACTCCGTATCTGAATTGTCTTCGCACTCATGGCAGAATTGCCGGTCGGAGATTTCATGGGTGTCCACCCACCACTCGCATTCCTCGCAGCACATCACCAAGGCGTCGAATGCCTCAGGTAAGCCTTTCACTTGCATCAGCTCTTCCCCGGCATCATCAAAGTCTTTGCTTTCAACTTGATACAGGGCTTTGCATGTGCCTCGCACAGCATCAGCTATTTCTGCAGCTCTGGCAGGAATCATTTGCGGTCTCCAATTTTTATTATTGTTTTAGTAACATTCTCAACGGCGATTGTCACCTGTCTACCTTCTCGTATGGTTAATTTAAGAAAGCAACGCTCAGTGCTAACTGCACACCATACATCTTCGACCACGCCCAGTTCATTGAACGGTTTGTATTCTATCATGTCACCCATGCGATATGGCACCGAAGCTTCCAATGCTAGTTCGGTCTGGCGTATGTTGAAAATAACGAGACCACCGACCAATGCAATAATGCACAAAATTATTTTTACCTTCGAAGTCATTGATTCTCAACCTGCGTTTCTGATTATTTCGTCCCCGGTAATTGCGCGCTCCACTCCACCTTTCATCAAGATGTAATAGAGGCAGGGCCTCACAGAGCATTCAATTCTTTCCACTCTGCCCAGTTCATTGAACGGTTTGATGATCAATATCTGCCCAACTTGAGGTCCGGCACGTTCGCGCGCTTTCTGTTGTTCGATACTTTCCTCAAACACGCTCCATAGCCACATGACGACTGCTCCAATGGCTAATGCTTTAGCCCAGAACCAGACGAAGCGCCAAACTTGGCGTAGTGTGATCTCACGCCAGTTGCGGAATGGATTTCGGAATGGGTTACCCACTGCTCGGATGCGTTTTAGGAATTGAATCATATCGATGATCCTCCATCCGTTTTACGTCCATTCATGATGATCGTATTCTTGTCCACCGTCTCTGTGATGATGTGCGTGGTGCCGCTGGATTCAGTCACTTTTGCTGGTGGCACGACTCCGGTAGTGAGATCGTCTCTCTGCTCAGCCAGGTATTTGAGTCGCTTGGCAATCCCGTTTACAGATACATCGGTGATCTGCAGATATGAGATCAGTCGCGCCTGTTTTAGATAGACAGACCAATCTTCTTTGCGGTGTATGTCGAGTGTTTCTTTGCAGCGTTGTGTGATGCTTTTACTTTCCTCGACTGCCTGAAATTTGACCATGGGATTGAATGTTTCAGCCATCTCTTTTTGAATAACCTCAAAATCATTGGGCTCACGATCCGGGAGATAATGCTCGCGGTTGTGCGATGATTGCTGATCAAGCAATGCGTCATAGTTTTCTTCCATCACAGCAATGTATTTGCAGATCATCATGAAGTTGATTGACGTATGCAGGGCGTTGCCGGTCTCGCTGGTATAGTTCGAATCTTTAATGCCAAGGAGACTTGCAATGCTGTCAAAATTTTTCAAGCTGGGTAGAGCAACCGAGTCAATATCCCGGGCGAATTTTGCTCGGCGCGCGACAATCTTATCAGCTTTGCGATCTACATCTTCGGTAGCTAATCTTTCAAAAGCAGCAGCGTCTTCGTGCATCGGCGGGGCACATTTTTTGTATGTCTCCAGCGCTTGCCGGGCGGCTACCAATTTTGTAGCTGCGTCAAGCTTCTCTTTGTACGGCGCGTTGCCTTTTATCTTATGCTCAACATTGGATAGCCCATCGTGTACCTGAGATTTTAAATTTTCATATTCTGTTGTGGTCATGCTTTTTCCTTAGCGTGTGCCGCTTTGAGTTTCGATGCTATATCTCGCACAGACATGTTACCTATGTCAAGGTCAGCAATTTTTTGAGCTTCTGTCATGAAGGGTTGCAGGTCATGCATATCATCCATGGCGGCAACTGTTTCTTCTCTAACAGCGCCTAAAGCATTGGCGATATACTCGATCAAAAGATCGCGGCGATTAGCTTGAGTGTACATTGAATTCCGGCTGTCTTCTTGTACTTTATCCAAGATGTCTGATGCCGTCGAGCAGTCTTTTTCAACCTCTACGTCCAGCGCATCTTCATAATGATCGCGTTCATGCTTGGCTTCATTCAGCTGAGCGCGTATGTTGTCGATCATTTCTACGCCGATTGCCTGTGACAACTCATATTCCAAGGCGTCTACCTTTGCTCTGAGTTTCTTGATCATTGTACATCTTTCTGGGTGCAATCGAATTGCATTGTTCCATTCAGCTGCTCGGAGGTAATTTCTTCGAGTTGCATATTTATGATCTTATCGACAAAAGCCTCATCTTTGCGAGCAAGCAGATATGCGGCAAACTGATCCGGTCGGCAGTGAATTACGATATCGTTTTGCTCTTCTTCAATGTCAATTTTGAATACATTCTTAACCATATTAATCATTATCGGCGCATGATGTGCCTCGGTGCCATTGAAGTTTTGTGCTGGCGCTCGCAATAAGAATGACAGATAGGATGGCGTTGATCGGCTACTGCAACCCCTAATACCTTTATTTCTATATTTGGTCGCATTGCAGATTTTTCTTTGCCTTGGCATGTCATCTCTGTTACGCACCTGGACGAGCCACTTGGGAATTAAATCATAGATGTCGTTCATCAACATCAGGAAGTGGGTGTACTGCTCCGGCGTGATTGTGAAAACCAAATCTCGTTTCCAATTGCAGCGTCCAATTGTTTCCCCGAACGCCCGGGAGATTGCCGCGCGCATTTTGCTTTCCTTGGTGGCTTCTTTATGCACTTCCTTATATGGAATGGTGAGTACGAGATGAGTGAGTGAGTGAGTCATATTGTTTCCTGTCGTTTGTTTAGAAGTTTTCAGATACGAAATCCAACACAGCCTGTGCGTTGTCGCTGATCTTGGCAAGCATCTCACGGTTCTCACGCTCAATCTCACCGGCTGCATTCCATGCTTCGAAGTCGATGAAGCTTTTGATTTCAGATGAGATCAGATCGCTAATGACGGATGGAGTCAGTGCGTCGAGTTCCCAAGAGGTATCACCAAATTCTCGCATGTAGGCTTTCGCACGACTATCGGTTACTTTTGTTGGGTTGGGTGGCGGACTGTACTTCTCAATCTGATCCATGTTCATGGCGATGCGGCGGATTTCAACCTCACATTCGGAAAACATGGAGACGCGCACTTGGTTGTCTCTTGTCATGTCGATGCCAGATGGATCGTGATCGCCAAGGTGAATCAAGACGGTACGCTTGCCTTCTGCTTCGGCAGCTTTAAATCGGTTGCCAGCGTCCCACTGCGCAGAGGCAGACATGTATCCTTTACAGGCCATGTACGGAACATCCCAAGTGTTGCATGGTCGCTCGATCACATTTGACAGAGCATCTTTCTCAACCCAGACTTCCACGTAGGTGTCTTGAGTTGCCCAGCGATCTTCGGAATAGGCATATTCAATACCATCGAGAACACTGGCTGGCTCGTCATTGTTGTATGGTAATTTACATTTGCGTCCACGATCTTCGATACGGTCGAACGGAATTTCACCTGCAAGGCGCGCGTCCGTAATGATGCTGCCAAGGCGTTTGTATGATTGCTCAGTGTTTGGCAACCAAGCTTTCGCAATGAAGCGGTAATACAGCTGGCGCAGAGACAATTTGTAACCCTGCTTGCGATACTCTTCGATGAATACGTTTGCCCGGCTGATGATGTGCTGGTGGTCTTTGTTGAATTTCTTTGCAACGTAGACTTTGTTTGCAGGACCTACCGGCTCGCCGCAATACCCACATTCAGATTCCATCGTCGGATCGTTCTCGTTACCACATTCACATTGGATGTATGTTGTCATATTTTTATTCCTGTGTTTATGATTTGTTGATGTCTTTTAGGTTTTCCAATTCTGGGATGAATTGTTTTATGCATTCGCCGCCTTCGCCATACAATTCGTAGAACCGCTCGGCAAGTGGGCAACCCATAACGCCGTGTTCGCCAGTCATTGCTTCATTAGCATCGGTGCGGTCGTCGGTGACAAAGCCTTCGGTTTTATTTGCGTTCCATACGATGAACATTATTCTGATCCTTTTGCAAAGTTTCGATTGTTTTCTCGCCATTGCCTTGACCATGGAGTAAGAGATGTATGGCGGTGCGGGTATTGGGCTGGCTCCAGATCGGTTGAGTGTCCACATTCAGGACAACCTACAACCACTTGTTCAGAGGGAATATGAAACGTGGTCTCTCGTGGTGAGAAATAACGCAGATCATCCCGGTCGACGAGCAGTAGCGCGCCACAACCTGATTTCTCGTTACCTTTGCCAGTGCAGTGCACTTCGACTTGGAAGGGGAGTGGTTTCTTTAGGACTTTCATGCTTTGCTCGCTTTGTGTTTTTCACGGATCGTGTGTTTTCGCCATTCCTCGGCGTTGGTAATCAGCAGGTCAAAATCTTTGAGTGTGCCGTTGGGAACGCGCTGCTGCATGTACTCACCAATGCGCGCTTGCTCCACGAGATTGTCGAAAGCTTTTAGTTTCGGTGCCGGGATGTGTTTTTGGATCGCAGAAATTACAGTGTCCACATAAGAGTTGTTCGAGAGGTTGTATCGGTTGGTGCCATCATAATGTTTACGCAATGAAACAATGTCTATGAACGCAACGTGACTGCTGCGCGGTTTATTGGCTGAATGAAGACGCTTGTTTAATTGAGTGACTGATCTATTATAGCGCTTGAGCACGGTCTCCAAATCATTCTTTCCCTGAACCAATTGTAATGAATCTTTCAGGTGTTGTGGGCCGTGTTGTGGCATATATAAGAGTTCGGGTTTAACCAACGCAACCTGATCGTAAGCAGAAACGATGCTGAGATACTCTTTGATTAGCTGGTCAATTATCTCTTTGTCAGTCATATTTGTAGCCTTTTGTAAACAGTCATTGCATCTCATGTAACATTGGTTTGAGTGGATGTAAAACTGAAATGATTGTTATGGTTAATTTTTCTTTGAGCCGTTCGTAAATAATCCTTGACGAGGGGCTGTCTATGTGTCAGGCTGATTGTTAGGACGAATCCGTTAAGCAACCCTAATGTGTTGTGATTTGTCCTCTTCTCCTGGATTGAGCGATTGCTCTCCGATTGAGGTTTTAGGCACTGCTTAGAGCATTATGTGCCTGAAATAAACAAGGCGTACATCGAAAAACACAGATTTGTGTCAGATATTCAGCCTTATTTGAGAGAAGAAACCTTACTGAGCCCCAAAGAGGGCGTTAAAAACCAAATAATCAAATATCGACCCAAAACGCCTATATAGAGAGTAATTTTATTTACTTGTCTGTCTACGTTTGTCTTAAATAATATTATTCCCTAATAGCAATGTAGTACATTACCATCATTATTATGTATTCTTTATATATAAATTAAAAAAGGTATAAGAAAGGGGAGTTTTCTCCCGATCCCCTTGATAAATTTCTCAGAAAATCGTGTTAGAAATCGTGTTTTTTCTTGACACACGGCACTGATAATTGACACAACTCTTTCGAAATGGGAGTTTTCAGCCATTTATCTGTGTCAAATATGATTCTGAGTAAATTGTTGCTTTATTTCCCTCATCATGGTTAACTACAACATGGAAACAAAACCCACATTCATTGGTATCGATCCGGGAGCACACGGTGCGCTGGCGTTCATCAATCCAAATACATTAGTGATGGATATTCATGACATGCCCATGATCCCGGTAGGAAAGTCAAAGAAGAGAAATGAAGTGGATGGTCGAGCGATCTATAATATGCTCCCTCCAGAAGGCGATGTCGTTGCTTACATTGAGGATGTCTGGTCGATGCCACATGATGGACACGTAGGCGCATTCAATTTTGGCGACCGGTACGGATTGGTGCGGGGGGTGATGATGGCGTCAGATGTCGAACTCTTTAGAACGCGCCCACAGTCATGGAAGTCGAAGATGGGATGCCCAGCGAGTAAGACAGGGGCCCGAAATCTAGCAATGAAGCTCTTCCCTGACTTTGAAGAGACGTTCAAACGGGTAAAAGATGATGGTAGGGCGGAAGCGGCTATGATCGCGCTCTTTGGTCTCTTATCACATGGAATACGGCTTAGAGGGCCTTTAAAACGCTTTGAGAGCTGAGCCATTCCAACAAAATCTTTACAAACATGGTTAATTTTGCGATAATCCATCGGTAACAACCCGGCACTGGATATCTCATGAGTAATGCTAAAACACCAAATAGACCGAAACAACTCCCTTTACCAGAGGTACCATTAGCGAACGCACGCCACGAAATGTATGCGCAGAATTTATCTGTGGGTATGGAGCAGGCTCCAGCATACATCGGTGCCGGATTTTCACAGACAGGTTCAGGGGCATCTCGTACAGCAAATTATCCAGAAGTAAAACAGCGCATAGTGTGGTTGCAAAAGTCAATGGCACAGAACCGCCATGCTCTGATCATGCACCAAGCGAATGAAATTGGTGACGTGGATACAATCACAGCGATCCAAGAACTCAAAATCACAAAAACATATCTTCTCGCCCACCTGATGCACAACGTTGTGCTGGCTCAAGAAGTTGGACAGATATCTGCATCGAACAAAGCGATTGCTATGCTCTGGGCTGTGCTGGAAGAAGGAACAACTCGGGACCCTGATGGAAGACGAAACGACAACAAACTACCAGATACCACATCCATTGGAATGATATTAGATTTCGCGAGAGAGATGAGTCAGAAACCAAAAGTAAACATCGTAGCTGCAGACGACATTGGTTTTACTGAGGATGCAGATTTGAAAGATGCAACTGAATAATGGTACAACCACTTCCCCATGATCAGAGAAAGATCATTCGAGGCGCGATCAAAACGCTCGCAGATCAAAAAGATCACCTTGAAGATTGTCTCTACAAAAAATTGAAACCAGATGCGTACTTAACAGAAAAGTTAACTACACTCCTGGGTACGTCTTCTGTTACAGGGCAGTTGAAAGCTCTCGAACAAATGCATGCCACAACTGAGAAAGGCTACATGGACCATCTAAAATTGCTGGCACCAAACGATCTCACTGCCTATGCTGAATATATGGTACCGGATGAACCACCAGCCGACCACCACGTCTGGCTATGTGAACAGCTTATGAAGATGGAGCGCCGGGAAGAAGGCTTCATGAGAATGTCAATTTCCATGGCTCCGGGACATGCAAAGTCAGAGTACGGATCACGGCGCTTTCCATCGTGGTATATAGGAAGAAACCCAAGACATAAATATCTTCAAGGGGGACACACCCAGGCATTCTGCGAAAGCGAATTTGGTAAACCAACCAGAGCGATGGTGGATAGTCAAAGGTACAGAGATGTATTTCCAGATGTCGAACTGACAAAAGATACCAAAGCTGCTGGAACATGGGCGGTCACAACCGGTGCTAAATATTATACAAAAGGCGTGGGCGTGGGCATCGCTGGCTTCCGTGCTAGTTGTGCCGGTATTGATGATCCATTCGCATTGAGAAAAGATGCAGAGAGCCCTACAACACGTCAAGAAGTATGGGACTGGTTCTCTGCTGATTTCACAACCAGACTACTCCCACATGCTCCGCTATTTTTGATTATGACGCGGTGGAACAATGATGATCTTGCAGCACGTATTGAAGATATGAATAAAGAGGGTAGAGGCCTTCCTTGGAATATCATCAACGTGCCAGCAATATGTATCGATGAAGAAAATGATCCAATGGGAAGGAAATTGAACGAACCGCTATGGCCTGATTTCTACACATACGAAATTTTGATGAACTTGAAAGCTACTCTCGAATCACGAGATTGGAATTCTCTGTACATGGGCAACCCTGTGGATGAAGAAGGCAACGTGATAAATCTTTCTTGGTTCGGTCGATACGAAAGATTGCCAGATAGAAGAGAATGGAAGAAAATATTGCTGTCAGTAGATACAGCCAACAAGAAAAATGAGCGTGCGGATTTCACATCAATTGGTGTGTGGATTGAGACCAAGGATGGACAGCATTACCTCGCCTACATCAAGAGAGAAAAATTAGAATTCAATGAGCTTGTCAAAACAATAAACACTGTTGGTACGGCATGGAATGTTGATGCTGTGTTGGTGGAAGACAAAGGATCAGGGACCCAATACATTCAGACACAAGGCAAGGGTCAAGGACCACATCCAGTGATTGCAATCAGTACCAACAACAACTCCAAAGAGTTCCGTATGGATGGTGCCACCCCAATGATTGAGGGAGGGTTAGTGAACCTACCGGTGCGTGCTGAGTGGTTACCTGACTATGAATTAGAACTTGTTTCATTTCCTTTCGGGAAAAATGACGACTCAGTAGACATGACAAGTCAATACCTAAATCATGTTAAGGTTAAGATTTCTGGCACCACCAAGAAAATGAAGCGCGGAGGCGCTGACACATCTGGGGTAAAAAAAGATATCATCAAGAGAATTGGAGAAGATATCCTGGCCAAGAGAGAGGGAAAAGAGCTCCATCCCGTAGCACAAGCGATCCTCGACGCCTCTAAATAGCAGCGAGATTTTCGTGTTTGTTAACCTTAATTAGTAGGGTTAACAAACGATTTTTTCCCCGGCGAAAATCTACTATTAACCTTAACAAACGATTTTACTTGACATGAAAATTAACCACAAATCCAATTGTATATCTCTGTGGTAACTGACATACCACACAAAATCCCGTGATTTCCTTAGAACAAGCACTGTCATTTTCTTAGAACTAATCCTCTAAGTTACTGATTTTGCTTGTCTTTATTTTTGATCTAAGAGTTTGCACATTTTCTTAGAACTCCTTAACAAAACGGTTAAATACAAATGAGAACTCAAAACACATGTGTGTTATGCCCACACCACACATTTTAGGAGGCAGTAGGGACCCTGCGAGTTTCAAACATGGGGTGGGTCTATTGATCGAAAACCAGAATTAGGAATCGGTTCACGCTTGCTCCCAGGGGGCATATATGCTATTTAAAATTCATGCAAATCTTAGGTAAATCAATTGAAGAATATGATCGAATGCAAACCATCGACGCAAAGAAACAGCACTGGTGGAAAAAGCTGTGGCATGTCAAAAATAGAAAAGTGATGCCACTCTATGGGTACAGATTAAAGCAGCAAGAAATCGCCAAGGAATTATTTGACAGATCAAATTATATTCAGGACGCTTCAAGGCATTTCGATCAGGAGAATTTTGAGTTTGTTTTGGGTCAATGCTGTACGGCTGCACTGGATAGCTCAGCAGTGATAGAGGATGAGTTGAGGAGTAATCCGGCTTGAGCTGAAAGAAAGAAAAAAGATTTCATGCTTGCTTGCTTGGCGAGCTCTCGGCGCGCAGCGCGGAAGAAGAAATTTTTCTGCTTGACGGCTTTTTGCGGCTCGCCGTGTTTCTGCGTGCAGCATGGTTAACGGACTTGGTGAAAAAAGATGGTTAACAAATCGTTAAAAAACGTGGTTAACAAAATCTTAACGTTAACCAGTTAACGATTCGTTAAGGTTAACGAAATGTGAATTTCATCTTTTGTTAACTTAGTCTGGAAACGATTTGTTGTCAATCGTTAACCAATGTTCATCATAATTATTAAGGTTAACGTTTTGCAAAATTAAACATTTGTTAACCTTACGAATTAAGGTTAACGTGTGAAATTACGTTAACGGAAAATTAACCATACCAAAATTTTGTTGGTCGAAAAATTGACAGACCGATTTTTATGTGAGTGGAAAATTTCCACACGAAAATTTTGAACCGGCAAAAAATTCACACGCAACTTTTATGTATTCGAAAAAATTCACACGCAACTTTTATGCACTCGAAAAAATTCACACGCAACTTTTATGTGCTAGGTAAAATTTTTTCTGAACATTAACGCTCTATAAACCAACTAAAACGAATCGGCTTGTGTTCTAAGAAAATAACGACTATGTATAATGCAACGAAACAAAACCTGGATGTGAACATGAAACGACGAATTAGACCAGCAGAAGAATGCATGAACCCAGATTATTGCGATAGCCGTTTCTATATGGAAGGCTTTAACAAGGGCTATGCATGGGATAAACTTTCAAGCCCGAGTCATTTATACAACCCGGAGGAAAAAACGCTTTACCGTTTAGGTTTTGCTGATGCAAGGGAGTCAAGGGTATGAATGACTCCTGCAAATTATCAAGAGATTTTGATCCTGCAAATGTGGGAAATAAATTATATATGCGAGGCTATAAACTAGCCTTAAAAACATCGTGGTATGACATTCCAGACACTTGGAACAAATACCAGATTGCAGACTACGAATCCGGTTTCATTGCCGGGCGTCTATTTAGAAACCCAAACCTAAAGAAAACAACATGAGAAATCTTTTAATTGCACTACTAGTAATTGCGCCAAGTGTTGCGCTTGCCGATTCGTCTATCAATTCGCATAAATGTGTATTTCACTTCAAGACAATTGAAGGCTATACAATTTGTATCACTGGCGCGCCTTCGGGAGGCGAGAAAACAAAGTCAGATGCGCAAGAACCGAAACAGCATTTTAAAGTAGAAGGCTAATTCATGTTAAATGAAGTACAATGTCACGAATTTGATCAACTAATGTTTAAACGTGGTTATGGCATGAGTCATAATTCGTTTATGGATATTGTTGTCGAATTCAAAGGAAAAGTGATTCATATAGCTGAATCAATTGAGGCGGCAAGGCCATGGGTAAAAGCGCATTATTGGGCTAATCATTAGCCTTTTGTTAATACCTCAATGCTAAATTCTAACCATCGAAACAACAACAGGAAACAACATTATGATTTTGACACCAGAACAACAGGACGCCAAGCGCGCCGAAATTCTTTCTTTTATCGATAAGCAAGGCGCAAAATTTGTGAGCGTATTCTTCAAAAAGAAGAATGGCGATATGCGCACAATGGTTTTCAATCCAAAGGCTGTCAAGAATGCAGCCAAGGGCGACAAAGCAACAGAGAAAGGCAAACGCCAGATTGCAACACGCAAGGCGAACAACCCACAACTGTACAACTTGTATGAACACAACAACGAAACAGGCTTGACTGATTTTAACCGCATGCGTTGCTTTGATATGCATAAAGTTCATCGTATCAAAGGCGGTGGTGAAGAAATATTATTTTCTTAACCCTTTGGTAAGATTTGAATGCTATATTCATCTTATCGGAACAACAAAACGAGGCAAGATTATGGAACTAGCAATTTTACTATTTATCGCTTTTGGTGTACTGGTAGCAGTGCATGAATTAGCGCCAAGCTTTAAACCGTTAGTTGTGATTCTTGCCTTTTTGGTAATCGTGGCAATAGGCCCGAATAATTCAATGGATGGTGTTCTTGCAACACTGGTTTATCTTGTAAACAAATCATTTTAAGGGAACTAAACAAATGACAGATTCAAGACTCGAAACATTCGCAACGGACAATCTTGCTAAAACTTCTTTTTGGAATCGTGGTGAGCATGTTGACTGGACGGATATCTGGCAACGCCATAGCGTCAACGTGATCATGCCAAATATCACAACTGATATTTTAGGCGACCATTTCAGCGATTATGAGTCAAACATGACGCTAGAGGATGCAACAGAACGTTTTATGAACACATCCGCCTATGACGAATGGCTAGACGGTTACTATCCAGCAACATACTGGAGCTATAAAATTGAGCTACCGGGCAACCATCGTGACCTTGAAGAAATTGCAACCGAGCTTGCAAATGAAGTAGGTTGCGTTTCATTGGTGCAAGTAGGCGATGATTATTACCTTGCGCTTTCTGGCGGTGGTATGGATTTATCATGGGAAATTGCAGCGGCATTTATTATTTGCGGCTTGATTCCGCCTTTGGTTATTCTGGACCAATTGCCGTGCATGTCCAGCGATAACAAGAAATTCAATTCACCACTTGGCGCAACATTCTCGCAATTGGTTATGGATTGCGTATATCAAGGGACGTTTCTTTTAGATATGAGAAAAGATGCATTGAATCGCACTTTGGAAGTTTTGACAAAATAAAATAAAAAACCTGGCTTTGTTAACGTTCTGGTAAGGTTTGAATGTTATATTCATCTTATCGGAACAACAACAGGGAATAAAAAAATGTTTGGAACTAAAAAAATCGTAGCGCATACAACAACAACAGACAAGAACCAGAAAATCGATTATGTTTCTGCAAAGTTTAATGTTGTTGAACACAACGCCGAAATGGATGCTTTTGTTAGCGATGCTGCAAGACGTGTTGCAACTAAACGCAACATGCAATCAAACCGCGCGCTTACTCGCAATTTTCGCTGGACTAAGTAAGTCGATCAATAGGGAGTTTATCACATGCCACAATTTCAATTGAATGGTGTAATGGAATCAAAATATACTGATTTGTCAGAATTCGCACAAGGTTATATTGAATGCGCTTTCTTCACTGCTCCGCGACCAGATGAAGCAGGTAACGGCGAAGGCGATCCATGCCCTAATTGTGAGACTGAACTAGAGTCGGGCGATGATGATTTGCCTTATTGCCCTCAATGGGGTTGTGACTGGTCATGTGGCGAAATTCCAGAATCGTTTGGAATTGATAATTTGTCTGATAATGCGCTGCAAGATATTATCAAAGAAACTGACAAATTTTGGAAAGAAAACCAAATCAATCTGGATAGGGTTTTAGGTTCAAAATGGAATGGTTCAGACAATTGGGGCGATTATGACGAAGCGCAAGCAGGGCGTGACTTTTGGTTTACCCGTTGCGGTCATGGCGTAGGCTTTTGGGATCGTGGTTTTATTGAAACATATGCCAGTGATGCCGCCGACTCGCTTAGTGAAGCGGCTAATAAGTCGGGCAATGTGGATATGTATTTGGGCGATGATAGCCAAATCTATTTTATGTAGGAGTAGAGCTAATGCAAAAATCAACTTTCACAAGAGGCAGCTTACATCGTTTTCACAATACCGTTGCTATTTATTTGGGCGATGGTGAAACGATTTACTTGACGCCAAAAGAGGCGCGAAAAATTGCGGCTGGATTATTTAAGTTTGCCCGGGACATTGAAACAAAAGATTTCAGTGATTCACAAGTTCACACAATTGATCTAAAATAAGGGAGTCAAAAAATGGCACAATTAAAATCAAAATGGGTTTACAAATATCATGAATTGTCAGACGCTGCAAAGCAAAAGGCGATTGACTGGTATAGAGCTGCATGCGCTGGCGATATGTACTACAGTGAGTATGTTCTAGAGGATGCGGCGCGCATGGCCTTTCTATTGGGAATTGAATTATCGACTCACACTATTCCGCTAATGAGTGGCGAAACGAGACAAGAACCAATTATTTACTTTTCCGGTTTTGCCAGCCAAGGCGATGGTGCATGTTTTGAGGGCGAATATTCCTATAAAAAAGGCGCTATCAAAGCGATAACAGATGAGACTGGCGGAACTGATTCCGAACTAATCCGAATCGCAACTGAATTGCAGGAAGTCCAAAAAGAGTTTTTCTATTCGCTCAATGCGACCATGCGCCATAGCTCGAATCATTATTATCATTCTGGTTGCATGACAGTCGAAACTGATTTGTCAGATTCTGTTGACCTTTGGGGAAATCGCGATTTAGAAGATGCCGCCGAATCAGTCGGGCAACTAATGCGCGATTTTGCCGATTGGATTTATAAACGCCTTGAAGATGCCTATGATTACGAAAATTCCGACGAACAAATCATAGAGTCGATTATTGCGAACGCTTATGAATTCGACGATACAGGGGAGCGCGCATAAGCACCCCTCTATATAGGCCCATATAGCACCCCTCTATATAGGCCCTCCCGGCAGGCCCGCATATGGACTCTCACCATATGCGGGCCTGTCCCATTGCACATGTGATATATGGAATAGTGCGAGCCTTGGCTATGAGCCACACATTCACCTGATACCCTGCATATATGATATCGCATTAGCATAGAGCTATTGTCTATCACATGCACATGCCTGCCCCTGCTACCCTGCCCATATGAGCCCCGTTGTATGAGCCCATATATGAGCCCTCTATTAGGGGGCATGGCTGCACATACACATGTGCATGCACATCATGTGTAGATGAGCGCCATACTGCATGCGTGTACATGGGCAGAGCCTGGAACACATCAACATATTGATGAGCCACGCCTTAACCATATGATTATTTTTATATAAGGGAGTACCCCCACCCCCTCCAAAATATTAATAAAAAATTAGGAATGAATCTTAACTAATACACGCAGCATCCGTCCTCAAATTAACACAAAATTAACCATGTTTGTTGACCACATTTGTTAACCTTATTTATTAAGGTTAACGGGGGACCCAAGCGGGGGTACCCCCTGGGGTATGGTTAACGCGCCCCTCACTGTAAAACAAATGAATCAGTTTTTAAAGTTTCACTTCTCATGTAGCTACAGGGGGGGAGTACCCCTTTAAAAACGCCGACCCCTTACCTCTAAAATTAAATATTTTGCATAAAAATTGTTTGAGCCACTATATTAAAAACTTGACTTTTCGCTATGGTTAATGGACAATTCGCCTAACTCATTCATAGACATGGATTCGCACAAATGGCGCTATACTCACCCTCAGGCAACAAAAAAGCTAAAATTGAAGCACTCATCACGTCTTATCCGACTTGGGCCCATCCAGACGTGCACTACTACGAAGATGATTGGCGCATGATCCGCAATGCCTACGAAGGCGAGCGCGCAGTGAAAGAACGTGGTATCGAGCTTCTACCGGCAATGGCTGGCATGGATAGCGAGCAATACACCCTCTACAACGAGAACGCCACATACTTCAATATGGTCGCGCGTACCGTTGGAGCCTTATCGGGTACAATTTTTCGCAGAAATCCAGTAATCGACGATCTACCAAAGACATTTAAAGAAAAAATCAATGTAATCACCAAAAAAGGTCAGAGCCTGCGCTCCTTCACACAAGAAGTAGCTCGGGAGGTCCTTCAAATGGGACGTGTAGGCGTTTTGATTGATGCCAGCGATGGTGGAGACCCATATCTCTGCATGTACGTTGCTGAATCAATCATCGACTGGGAATCTGAGGTGGTGAATGGACGAGAACAGCTGACAAAAGTCGTGTTGATGGAGATGGAAGAAATCGAAACTACTTCTGAAATCAATACGCGCACATATCAGGTGGTATTCCGCGTGTTGATGCTTTCAAACGGCACTTACAGGCAGGAAGTTTATCGCACGCTCGCAGAAGGAGCCACATATCCAAATATCGACGGTGACCCTGATGAAGTGAAGGTCCCAACGAAACGAGGCGTGAAGTTTAAAAGAATTCCATTCAAAATCATCGGACCAACAGCCGGTCCATGGGATATGCAGCGCTCTCCGATGCTTGATATCGCAGCGATGAACATTTCCCACTACCGCTCATACGCTCAGCTGGAGCATGGGCGCTATTACACTGGCTTCCCTATATTTTGGGCGTCAAAAGCCTCTGCTGACCAAACAAACACATATGAACTGGGGCCTGACCGTGTTTGGGAGCTTCCATCCGGTGAAAAAGCTGGATTAATGGAATTTAATGGGCATGGACTGAAATTCTTGGAGAGTGCGATCCAAACGAAGCAAGGGCACATCGCCAGCCTCGGGGGACGCATGATTGGTGTGGAAGTGCAGGCAACGGCTGAATCTGACAACCAGGTCAACATGAAAGACCGGAACGAACAAGCCCTTCTATTCGAAGTGACTTTGAGCCTTGACGAAGCGTTCACTGACATCCTACGCCTCTGGGCTGAATGGGATAGCATGAACAAGACAGCGGCTATGAAGATTTCGATTGAATTCAACAAAGACTTCATGCTAAAAGAGGTTGCCGCCCGGGAATTCCGTGCGATCCAAAGCATGTACGCCGATGGCATCCTTCCAATCGAAGTGCTCTTTGATTACATGAAGAAAGCCGAAGTTATCCCTGACTGGCTGGAAATTGCCGAGTTTAAGAAACTTCTTAAATCAACCGCGTCCTTCCCGAACAACCCTGATGTTGATGCAAAAGCAAAAGGTTTCCCTGATGCCAAGTCACAGCAACAGGTAGAAGAAGCTGAAAAATCTCGCGAACATGAGACCGATGAAGCCAAGCTTGATCGCGAGGCGGAGGAAGAAAAAGCCAAAGAAGCGGCCAAAGAAGCGGAGAAAACCGCCGTAATCGCTGCAGCAAATGCGGAGAAAATGCAATTGACCAAAAGCCCGAACGACCCTAACTCCAATGATTCCGGGGTAAATCTACAGGGAAAACTCGTGAGAGATCAGCAAGATAAAAACCGGACATAATACCGGACACCTTGGCTTGATTAAAGTCTACGAAATGCGCGAGAGGGAAACTGTAACCTCCACCTCCCGCGCGAAACGTGACCTTAGTCGAGCCTTTTTCTTTTAAATTGTATTGACACATCTGACACAATATCCTACATAGGGTCCAATGAACGTTTTCCTATGGAGCCACAATGACGCCACAACATGATCGACCACCTGAGAGCCCTTGGTATTTTCTATTTAAGGGACTGTTGGCTTTTACTATAATTGCCGTAGCCGCACACTTCCTTTCTGCACGAGGCGTAATCTGATGGCGCTGCTCCCACCACATCTATGGCATATTTACATGCCCTCAATTCTCGAACAGATGAAAACCCAAAGCGTATTGACGCCGTTTGCCGAGAACTCTCTGTACAAATACGTTATGCATAGGCGAGACGAATTTCCTTCCATTTACATCAACGCACCTGAGTCGAAAGAAGGTAAAGACATGAATCACATTATCAACAAATACCTCAACATCATTTCGCCAAAACGTAATCCGCTTACAATGGTAACGGCAAAACAGAAGGCAATGTATGCAACAAAAATGATGACAGATATCTATTTGATTATGCGCCAACTGACGCCGAATGCTGAAAATCTCTCTTTGGGTGAATTTGCCGCTCGTTGGTTTACTGGATCAAGAGCCTACAATCACCTATTGGAAAATATCCAACCGTTTACCGGGCCTAAACAACAGGAAATGTTTCTGACGCGCTTCGTCGATCAGGTAATTGCCGACCTGCGAAACAATAACGATCTCGCCGATCTCGATAACTGGGACCAAGCACTCGATCTGCTTGAAGACCTCGAAGCTTTTGCAGCGGATGATATTGATCCAATGGGCTTTGAAATCCTGGCACAAATCTGGCAGATCAAAAAAGCACTCACTCCATACGAACCACACTTTGGCCTTCACCCAGCAGACGGTAAAGACTGGGAAAAATTTGTCGCCAGTGATCTCTATGACAAAGCCGGTGTACTCGGATACGGCGAGTTCGAAGTTGATGGTGAAAAGAGCATGTACTTCTACGGCTTCCAAACTATGCAGGACTTATTCGACGCCGGTGGCACAGTTGCCCGAACTGAATTGAAAAGCAAAAGCAACTTGAATTTTGATGAGCCGAGCAAAGGCTTCTCTTCCGACCAGCGTCATGCAATTGAAATGTTCGCTGACTATTTCCCACAACATGTTCTCGATTGCGGCTGGTTCTTTGATGCGAAGAAGGCGAAAAATCCTTGCCTTGATATCGATGCATCTCTGCTGTGTGGATGGATGTTTGATTGGCAGAAACCTTCTATCGATCCAAGCGAATACAAAACAGTCTCACTACTTGATATTGAACTCCCACCAATCAAATGTCTCTCCGACATAGTTGGATCGTCAGTGAGTTGTACGTTAGAAGAGGCACTAAGGACTGATCCGTCCAGGTGTGCGATATTTTCATCTGTTACGCCCGATCTGATTTTCGAACTGACCATTGAGACAAAATGTGGCGTCACAGTTTCGTGCCCTATCACTGCCGAGCAGTTTCGTGCTTATAATGAAGACTCAGATGCTTGGCTAACAAAGATGCTAAACATAAAACCGACTAAGCTTGAGGTCGGACACTTCTGCGCCGGAGAGATGGATTATGTGCGTGAAGGCATCAGCTGGAACGCTGTTACATTTCCAGATTTTGCGCGCTACCCTAAGCCAATGAAAAATTTCTCGCAGCAGACACTCAATAGTGATATGGCGACTTGCTGCCTATCTGCCGAAGAAGCCGAGCGCCAGCGGAGCGATCCTAATTGGCCTCAGGAACTCTTCACCGAGATGTATGAAGGATTCGTCGCCGACCACGCCCGGCAGATTATTGACGCAATGATCAGCGATAAAACATGCACCACAATCCTATCTGACAAAACCTACCAGTTTCTGGACAGCAAAGGAAACTGGCTGGAGGGCATCCGCCCACACGTAACCATCACCGATGAAGTCAAATCAATCAAAGTTGGTCTGGGCAAAGAAGGCGGTGGCGGCGACCTCTATGAACTGCGCCAAGAACTGATCGACTCCATCAATGAGACGCTGCAGAAAACTATGGCAGCAGACATTGATGCTGATGATGCAGAGGTATGGGTGACCAAATCAGTAATCAAAAGCAAGATTTTGGGTAATATTACAGTGAAGGATTATCACGACACCCAAGATGATGCTTTGGGTTTTGCACGATCAATTACGCAAAATGGTTATGACCTTGAACAGCAAGAAGTTGTTGAAATTGATGTCACACCAGCAAGCGAGAAATATGCAGGATTCTGCATGACGTTTATTGAGCCGGTCGAAACTGGTCAAGTAGGCATCAGTGATAAATCAAAATCAGCTGCTCTGGATAAAGAAACTGAATTTTTTCTAAAAAAGGGAGACTCGACTGTCCGGGCTCTCGTTGATACTGGCGGAGATGAACCAAAAGATTATCTGCGCTCCTTCGAAACGCGCGAGCAAGCAGACAATTTTGCACATGGCATCATCGACAATGGCTGGATGGTCGGTGAATATATCAATGGACCTGACAACAATGTCGGTGAAGACTACTGCCGTGTTTGTTCGGTGCATGTTAGATATGGCGATGCGCCAGACACTTTCGAAATCACTGGAAAGATCGAAGTTTACTTCGGTGGCATTGATGATGGCTGGCATAAGGTCAAAACATTCATCAGCGGTGGCGAAGACAAAGTGTTCACCGATCTGTTTCGCATCGATGCTGCTGCCATGGATCATGTTGAACATATTCTTGAATGTGGGTACATCGACGTTGAAGATGATGTCGATACCTTTTATCCAAAACACACCGTGCAGAAAATTGAACTGCATACTCCCGGCGACGAATCTGCCCTGTACAACGAATGGGTATTCGACTTCGAAACATTTGACGCCAATGGCGTCCCAACAATCACAGCAAGGAAAGTTTAATGTCACAGCACGAAGGTAAACTCCTATACAAGCGCGACACCAAGGGCAAGACCCGCATCTGGCTCATGGAAATTCGCGCCGATGGCAAAGCCCACCGCACCGTATCCGGTCTGGCAGATGGCAAGCAAATCACAACCGGTTGGACTGAATGCGAGCCGAAGAATGTCGGCAAAGCAAACGCCACGACTGAGGTCACGCAAACCGCTGCCGAAGTTGATGCCAAGTACGAAGTCAACCTCGATAAAGGTTACGTCTGGGATGAGAACGATCTCGATACTGTGACGATCTTCAAACCGATGCTGGCGCAGAAGTATTCTGACTTTGTGAAGAATCCGAAGAAGACTTTGGATTTTGAAGCTGGGGTATTCTCTCAACCGAAACTCGATGGTATTCGTTGTATCGCAAAGATGGTTGATGGCGAAGTCACCCTTTGGACACGCACCGGCAAAGCACTGGTCGGTGTTCCGCATATTGCTGAATCTCTAAAACCTCTGTTCAAAACATCTGAAATGGTATTGGATGGTGAGCTATACAATCACGAACTGAAAGATGACTTCAATCAAATCACATCAATGGTTAAAAAATTGAAGCCAACCGAAGACGATCTGGCAAAATCAAAAGCGCTGGTTCAGTATCACATTTATGATATCTTCACACCGGTAGCTCCAGATGTGGGTACCTATACTCGCGTTATGAGCATTGGTATTATGATGGATACAGTATTCGGAAAAGGGTTACCACATCCACATATCAAACAGGTTGTAACAAAGCAGATGCGCCGTGAGTCCGATATTGACGCCGCGTACATCACATACCTCGACGCAGGTTACGAAGGACAGATGGTTCGTACTAATATGCCATATGCAAATACCCGCTCTTGGTCACTAATGAAGCGTAAGGAATTCATCGACGGTGAGTTCATCTTAGTTGGATTTGAAGAAGGTAAAGGTAACTGGGCTGGACATGCGAAGCGCGTGCTCTTCACGATGGACCCTGATCTGTATTTCGACGAAAAATTGAAAGGTTTTGATGGTGAAGGCAACTTGACTGTCTTCAAAGGAGGCGTTGTTGGTAGCATGCCAGTCTGCAAGGACCTTCTGGAAAATGCAGACGATTACATCGGCGGCGAGATCACCGTCAATTACTTCCACCCAACCCCAGATGGAATGCCCCGGTTTCCGCGCGGCACCAAATTCCACAAAGGAAAGAGAGACGACTGATGGATATTGCAAATCAAATCGTAGCCGGAATCGAACTGATGAATTCGCAGGTACACATTGCAGTTCAAGATGGTCTTACCCTCTCTGCGATATCAACCGGTGCTATATTGATTGCGTTCGCCGTAATCCTGCGCCAGTCGCGCAGCCGCATATGATCTGGATTTGGTTCAGACGCGGTGCCACGAGTTGGGAAGCGCAATTTGGGCGTGTGTGCATTTGGATTCCTCGTTGGGAATACTGGTGGTACGGATGTCGTCCAAGAATTAAAATTACAGACAAAGATGGGAATCTCTCATGAGACCAATTGAATTTAAACAAGCCAACCGAAAAATTATCGGTGCCGTACTTCCAAATTCGGAAGACCCAAAAGATTATGGTGATCTGCATGTGTTCTTCGATAATGTCAGTGGCACCACAACATCACTATGGAAACCGGAAACCGAAGACATTAAAGCAATCCTTGAAGGTGGGGCAATCGCATTCCGCATGCAGACACCAGGCGGACAACATCCACCAGTCGCAATCATGACTGCTGTCATCAATGAAGAAATCTCTGTCAGAGATGATTCGGATGAAGAGCCGGAAAGCAATATTATCAAACCAGCCAAGAAGAAAATACATGTCCCTAAAAAATCTGGCTGATAATATCAGCATAAATTGGTCCAAGCAGGTCATGACGATCCGCGCGCCGATGTGTCTTCGTGACGTACAAATTGCCATGAAGAATTCCATGTTCTCTCGCACAAAACTGAGAGTAGTAATTTTGAATCACAGTTTTGATTATCTTGAGCAGCGGCGGGGCGCGCCTACAATGCCCCGGCTGGTACTGGACGTTGGCTGGAAAATAATCGGTGCGGATTACATCACCGATGCCAAGCACACCATCAATTGGTACGACGACGATACGGGTGAAACTATCTGCCAGCATGTCTTCGAACGCATCCCTTTGGGATTGAGAAAACCAATAAAAATTGAAAATTAGTGTTGACTCCCTGATTTCCTTCACGTATAACGGATAAATCAAAGCGCGTTACTTCGGTAACAAGCTAAGTGTAGATAGCAGACTAGGACCTGGGGGCAGTACCCAGCATCTCCACCACAAACACACTCTAAGCTGGCTGATACCCGCTGACCGGTTTTCGTAACTACCCTGTATCAGCAGGATGAGAAAATTGAGTGTGTTTATGATGGGGATGAAATAGGATCGACTGGTTGTGAATGATATTGAGTTGTCTTTGATTATGGCGAGAACGCACACGTTAAATGCAAATGATAACGTAAAAATTGAAATGGAACTTGCAATTGCCGCGTAAGCGTCAACCATAGTTACCATGGAATGGGTTCGAAGATGGAAAAGGACCTGGAAACAGAAATCTTCATAAATTATACCGAGTGATCTGCAGATACAGATTACGGACTGAAACAGAACCGACGATCAAAAGTCGGGTGCTCAGTAAGTCAAGAGAGAGGGTTACGACCTCGCCTCGGTGCCAGTTAACGGGCAAACCCTCCCTGATAGGGCATGCATGCGATGGTAGGAGAATCCCCTACTTGTCCGACCAGAATATCAAGGTTTCCTATCATGACAATAGTCTAGGAACGGTAAGCGAACGAAACTTATAGGCGCGCGTCTCTTAACGTGTGATAACTAGAGCTGAAAACAACGGCAGAGCGAAAGCTCAGCACCTTGACCACAAAGACCGCTCGACCATCCTCCCACGGATGCCGGACGGAAAAGGATAAACGTCCCTCTAAAAAGAAGATATCTGATGGAGATAGCGGCAACTCTGGAAACGGTCGCTTGAATTCGGAGCCGCTAACTCAGCCCGGCAGGGCGTATGCTACACGAGAGAGCGTGCGAAGCAGACAAAACTAGCCGGTAATAAGCACACCCTCCGATGCTAATACACGATGCAGCTAAACTTCGTGTGACTTACGTTCGGTGGAGAGCAACCGGCAAATAGCCTCGTCACCTTAATTGGCGTGACTTGTGGGTGGAAGAGTAACCCTCGATAGACAATTGAACAAATGCCCTTGGTCGCGCTTGGGCTGACTTCGGGAGGTGGAAAGAACCTCCCTACAAATTCAGTTTGGATTGTTGCTCTTTAAGTTTAGTATAATGGAGAGCGCCGGACGGTAAATTAGCCACTAGTAAATCGGTGTTCCCTAAGGCTAAACACTTCTGGTAATCACCCAGAGGTGCCGACATAATCGCTTGATACCGATTATCTGTGGAGCCATCGCGAGGCAATTTTACGTCACGGAGTCCATCATAGGAATAGGAAGGTCCCGCAACTCAAAGAAATGGCGGGTGTATTGTTCTCTTAGGAGTTAATGACCTGAGGAATAAGCCGGAGCTGAGATTCATTACTTGCTTCCTGGGAGAAACTTGGCTCCCTGCCTATGCGAAACAACAAATGGAGAAGAAATGCGAATTTTTAAAACAATTCTGTTGACTATCCTATTAACCGGATGCTATAGTGCAGCCTACGCCAGGTCCAGCATTAATATGGGACCCAATGAACGTGTCGTCGTAATTCACAACGGTTCGTCTCATGAAATCATAACTGATCGCTACAACAACGTGACGATCAATATCAAACGTCTTCCGACTCGGAGGACTAAACACAGACGCAAAAGGACACGAAAATGAAAATTCTATCGATCATAGCTACCATTGCTCTGTCCATGATTATGTTGTCTGTGACTCCAGCAACCGCTGCGCCAACTTGCGGTACTCACGATCTGATTGCATCAACTCTCGAAAAACAATATAACGAAGTTGCTGTGCATCGTGGTCTGACTCCCAAAGGCACAATGGTTGAAGTATTTGCTTCGAAAGCTGGAACGTTCACTGTAGTCGTAACCATACCAACTGGAATGAGTTGCCTTGTAACTGCAGGAACTAATTGGCAAGACGTTGAAGCCAATTACTCGCCGAAGGCACCTGCTAAACCTAGTTCGAATCCGGGCAATGGTAAGTATAAGGCGGACGAACAAACTTTTTAAGTTGTAGTCTGATTTCGGTAGCTGGTTCGATCTAGCACTCTCCCAAACAAAATTTGAATCCCCTCTCAGCCGGTCATGCATCTGCTGGAAGGCCCCTACTTATCCCCTGCCTTATCAGGAAAGGTAAGATGATGTCGAGAACGTGTCGTTAGAGTGCTTGATGCACGAGGGTATTGGATATTATTGGATGTATTTATGGATATAGCTATGTAGGCAAGAGGTAAGTCAACGCACTGTTAATGCGCGAAGCGCAGGTTCGATTCCTGCCGTAGCTGCCAAGTTAACACACCGGGCACATCACCGGTGGATATGAATGGAGCAGCTCAAGCTGCCGGGTGTGAATATTAGCTAGTGTAGCTTAATGGTAGAGCCAGTAGCTCATAACTACTAAAGTCTTGGTTCGAATCCAGGTTCTAGCACCAAAAAGGAAATGAATATGAAAAACGCACGTTGGCTGATACTTATTTCAATGATACTCATCGCCTCGGCTATACAGCTTGGCGCAATAATTCCGGTAGAAACAGCATCAGCTAATCCTGAATTTATTCTACCTTAAAGACAACGGGTTTGTAGCTCAAATGGGAGAGCGCCGGATTTGCAATTCGGAGGTTAAGGGTTCGATCCCCTTCTTATCCACCAATATGGGCGAGTAGATCAATTGGAAGATCGCCGAAACACCCCCGGAGACAGTGGTTCAATTCCACTCCGCCCACAAACAAATATAGGAGTGTAGCTCAGTGTGTAGAGCAGCGGATTCCAAACCCGCGTGTCGAGGGTTCGATTCCTTCCCCTCCTGCCAATTAAGAATTACCGGTTAAAGGCCTCAATCTTTGACTGGTATAGCACCGAAGCTGAAATGATAGCACCCACGCTAATACAAGTGGGAAGTTTGTGGTTAACCAATATCACCGGTGCGCACATAATTTTGTAGGTTAGCTCAGTTGGTAGAGCAGGGAACCGATAATTCTCAGGTCGCTGGTTCGAGTCCAGCACTTACAACCAAATCAAGTTACTAGACCTTTAAAACTAGACCATATTTAAGTTGACAAGTATCTCTTTACAACTTATGAACATGTAAGTAATTATTGCGGGTTGGAGAAGTCTGGTCTAATCTCACCGGTCTCATAAATCGGAAATCGTTGGTTCAAATCCAACACCCGCTACCAAGTTTTGAGAGTCCTGTTGGTACAGGCTAGCAGGTTGGCCAACCGAGGATGGTTCGATTCCGTCACTCTCAAATTGAATATGTCAGTGTAGCTCAGAGTGTAGAGCATGCTCTTCATACGGGTAAGGTCGGAGTCTCAAACACTCCCATTGACACCAAAATACATGCTTCCGCGATGATCCGGGTCCACTGTTCTGTGATGGAATACGACAAGCACATGAATTAACATGTGATGGCAGGGTAGCTCCCAACGTCTACGGACTTCTAATTATTACATTTGGACCGGTACTCAAGTGGTCTAAGAGAGCGGACTTTTAATCCGTCATTCGTGGGTTCAAATCCCACCCGGTCTTCCAAATACGGAGAGTTAATCGCACGAGGTGTGACTTGGCCTTGAAAACCAAAGGTGCCTTAACGGGTATGGGGGGCGGGACCTCAGCTCTCTTCCATTATAACCGGTCAATTTTGACCCACTAAGCGCCCACACCCGGCACAAAGTGTCAGAAGTGGCAGGTTACTTCTGACACTAATTCTGCTTTAATGGTATGGTGCACCACGTAACACTCCATTAAAGACGATTTATAATGTTGCCTACAGGCGACACAAACCGAGCTAGTGTATTGTGGAGGCAACAATATGACCGTATTATCAAAATTAGAATTCCTTGCTTTCGAGCGCCAAGTGGAAACTACGGATGCAACACCAGAAGCAAAAGCTGCAGTAATACGTGGACGCGAACTGGTTGCCGAGCTGAACGAAAAAGGATTCGTATCAGTTAAATTGAATTAAGATGATTGGCTGAGTCTGGTTTAAAGCACCGGTCAGTAGTGATCGGAGTCCCCTGCGGGGGACCGTAGGTTCAAATCCTACATCATCTTATATGGAGAGTTGGCTGAGTCAGGCTTAAGGCGTCAGGTTGCTACCTTGATAGACCATTGTGTGTCTCATGGGTTCAAATCCCATACTCTCTTCCAATAGGCAAATGGTGAACCATTTAACCGTCAAATGGTGTACACCGGGACCATCTAA